CGCAGGCGACGCAGTCGTCGTCACCAGCACCAAGAAGCTGGAGGACATCAAGACCCTGGAGAAGTACCGCCCCAAGGCTCTGACTCTGTTCGAGACGAACGAGGATGGCAAGCGTGAGGCTGTCTTCGCCGTGGGCACCACCAATGGCACCGGCAGCATCACCGAGTACGGCGCCAGCTTCGGCTCCGTTGCCCACGATGGCAGCGGCCTGGCCACCATCACCCTTCCTGTCCCTGCCAGCGCCGGTGCTGACATGAAGCAGGCCGTTGCCGACATGGTCGGCGCCGCTATCATCAACCTCAACAAGGTTGAGGCTCAGGTGGATTCCGCTCTGGCTTCCGTGAAGGCAGAGAAGGATGCTGTGATGGAGACTATCACTGTCGCCTAAGCGACACCATCCGCAATTTGAGCCCGCCGGGGTTTCCGGCGGGCTCAACCACTACAAACCAACTAAAAAAAACAACGAATAAAAGGAGAAATGAACTATGATTAAGGTCACTGTGGGCAACAACACCAAGCGCGAGGCCGTTCTCATCGACGAGAACACCACTCTCCGTACCTGCCTGGAGAACAACGAGATCGACTACACCCGTGGCACTATGCACCTGGATGGCGCTCCCCTCCAGCCCGGCGATCTGGATAAGACCTTCCAGCAGATGGGCATCACCTCCAAGTGCTTCCTGCTGAATGTGGTCAAGGCCGATAACGCCTGATACATAACCACATAAAATGGCGGCCCAGTTGGGCCGCCATTTTCTATGTCGATTTGGGTTTGCCGGTTCAACTCCGGCAATCGACAACAATATAACTTGAAATGTGGGGTGTCAAGATATGTTTAGGGCAATCGTCCGAGAGACTCCGTTTTGTACTGATTTTGCCAATGACTACTTCAGAAACGTCTTTGGTGTGTCATACAACGGAGATAATTCGTTTCTTTCCACGCTCCGTGCAATCCTTCCACAGCGCATGGGAGAAGAAGATACTGTGGAGTTAAGGTTTAGCCAGAGTTCCTATCGGGCTGAAAATCTGTCGGGTGCATCTAAGCGTGATGTGGTGTCTGCTGTAGCAAGGGAGATTTATTCTGACAGTGCAGGCACATTCTTTATTCACAACATCAACGGAGGAGCTGACGGTAATAACATCAGCTTCGATGCCATTGAGAGCACTTTCCCGAGTATGTATGATGGGTTCCACAATTTGGAGCCTGTAACTGCATATTTCAGAAAGTCATTCCGAGTGGTGTGTTTCATCAATGTCGAGCTTCGGTCTGTTGTTCTGTTCGTCGAGGCGCTTGACATCCGCAAGCTCCATTATCTTCAGCGCGCTATCGTGCCGTGTATGCCATGGTATTTTAATGCCGGGAAAGATACGGACAAGCTGACCGAGGACGAGCTGGCGCTGTTTTTGTCTCTTACCGAGAAGGATCCGGACAAGTATATGGCGTGTCTCAAAAAGCTTGCAGAGCGGTATGACTTCAAGAAAATGCGTATCGAAAAGCTCCTCAAAGGGTTTGAGACCCGGTTTGAGCGTATCGAGGCACAGAGAGTTGAACAGCAAATTGCCTCAAAGGAAGCAGAGTTTGAGAGGATGAATAACTCGATTGCAAGTATCCTCTCGCAGCGTAACGAATTGTCCATCAAACTTCTTGGGCTTCATCAGAAGATTGCATCCGGCGGGGATGAGTCTGAAATCATGGACTATTTTCTGTGTAATGCCTCGCTCTATTTGGAGACTGTCTCAGACTCTATGATGCAGTTCGCTGCATTTGGATATTGCGAGTATTTCGATGAAGAAATGGTCGAAAGTATGCTTCGCAATAATCACAGCTACATCTACACTCGGGCGCATGGTGCCATAAGCGGCGAGAGGATGGCGAAGCTCATCAAAGCGGTCTTCAGCGACAGAACGCTTCGTCTTAGGTTCTGTGCCGGATATACTTTCGATTTGAATGGCAGCGTTCGTGGTATAAGACAGCATGAGTTCCCGCTTGAAATGAAGAACATGATGCCAAACCCGCATATTCAGTATCACGCTTGTCTTGGAAATCATGAAAGGGTCATCAATCAGTTCCTGCGTGACAGGAATTATATTGGAGCGATCGAGCAGTGCGTTTCTTCCTCAAAAAGTCTCAATTTCGGAGACTCGGTCGTCATCGGAGAGTTCATGAACGATATGTATCGCAATCAAACCCAGTGCATCGAGCTTCCCGATGGTAAAGTTGTGAAACCACTTGCCGCTATTGAGTGGATTGAGAGTCAGGAGGCGACAGGTCAGGATGGGGAGACACAAGCACAGGAAGAGGAGGCATAATTACATGAGCAAAATTTTGAACATGACTCCTGAAATGATCGAGGAGTGCAAAAAAGATTTCGAGAAGTCGTTGGCCATGGGGCCGCTGACCGATGGCAAGTTCAACTTCAGCAAGACATTTGAGTCTGCGCACAAGAAGGCAACCGTATATTTTACGCCAGAGGCATGGTGCAAAATGGTCATGCTCCTTCAAGAGTTCAACAAGGAGGTTGCGTGGCATGGCGTTGCTGCTCGTATCGACAACGAGGAAGCAGACGAGTACATCATCTCGGATATTCTTGTCTACCCGCAGACTGTCGCTGCGACTACGGTTGAAATGGACACGGAGAAGAATGCCAGATGGATCATTGAGAATGACGAGGATGAACGTTTCTATAACATCCACATGCAGGGCCATTCTCATGTGAATATGCCCGTTTCTCCTTCTTCTGTGGATCTCAATCATCAGGAAGAAATCGTCGCCCAGCTTGGGCCGGATGATTTCTACATCTTCATGATCTATAACAAGAGCTTCAAAAGCTTCATCAAGATCTACGATATGCGCAAGAACACGCTGTTTGAGGATGGGGATGTCGAAGTTAGGCTCGAAGGCGGCGTCGTCAGCTTTGAGGAGTTCATAAAGGAGGCCAAGAGCCTTGTTGTGGAGAAATCCTACACAACCCCGACCTATAACGGTGCCGGCAGTAGCTACGAACCGTATCGCCCTCCTGTGACGCCAGCCGCCGCAGACAAGAAGAAGGACGAGGGTGAGAAGGGAGCATCCAACTGGGCGAACGACAAACCGAAAAGCAAAATCGGGGATGGCTGGAAAAAGCCCGGTGAAGGAGGTACTCAACTCACACTTCCGATGGATGATGACGACGATCCGTATGGATACTATAGACGCAAATAATTGGAGGGATGGAAATGGACTTGTCAAAAAGCTATGATGTTTTTCAGCCGGAGAAGCATCCCGCCAAGATCCACATCGTAGGTTGTGGGTCTGTCGGCTCGACCGTCGCGGAAATGCTGGCAAGAAACGGTCTGACAAAGTTTGTGCTTTGGGATTTTGATGTTGTCGAACCCAAGAATTTGGCAAATCAGATGTTTCGCCAGAAAGATGTCGGGCGGCCAAAAGTGGAGGCTGTCAGAGATATGATCCTGGAGATCAACCCGGATGCCGAGGACGATATTAAGCTGGAGAGCAAGGGTTGGGATGGTCAGCAGCTTTCCGGGTTTGTGTTCTTGTGTGTGGATAATATCGAACTTCGTCGGGCCATTGTGGAGAAGCACATGGACAACCAATATGTCAAAGCGATGTTTGATTTCCGCACAAGGCTGGAGGATGCGCAGCATTACGCAGCCGATTGGTCTGACTACAAGATGAAGAAAGATTTTCTGGCGTCCATGGAGTTCTCTCATGAAGAGGCGGAAGAAGAAACACCGATGTCCGCTTGCCGCATCACACTTTCTGTCTGTCCGACTGTTCGGATGGTATGTGCTCTTGGTGTGGCAAATTTCATGAATTTTTGGAATGGAAAGCCAATTAAAAAGCTCGTACTCATTGACGCATTCAACTTTATGTTGGATGCGTTTTAATTAAACTATGTGATGTATAACCGTTCGCGGTGCTTCTCACCGATGGTAGAAGTAACAAATAGCTGAGAGAAAGAAGACACCAGGCAGCCCAGTGCACCTGAGCTCGCCGGCAAGAGACGCTGCTGGTCAGGTGCGCTCAAGAAGCGAACCACACCCAGAAGAGTGTCCGATTCAGGGGAGCCACCCAAAGCATCTGGCGCCGAACGCCTCCTCCGCCCACTGAAGGAAAATCTTCCGGATCCTGTACGGATGAGTCAGAATCTATATGAGATCACATAGGAATTTGGGAAACTGGAGGTGAAAAAAAGAATGAGTCGTACATTAAGAAGCATGAGCCTCGGAGATGTATTGGTCTTTGGTCAGTACACAGCCTTTGGTGGTGATGCCACCCCGGCGCCGCTCAGATGGCTGAAGGCAACTCCAAACTGCGATTTTATTTCCGAGGGCGTAGTGGACATCTGCGTTCTCGATGCAACAGAAGAGTGGCCAGGTGACTATCGGCCTGATGGCTGGTATGAGATCGGGAGCGGCTATGAGTATGATGGCAGCGGGGAAAACAGAGTCTTGCGCCGTGGAAATCCGCACTTTGAGGTATCGACTTTGCTGCAATATCTGAACAGCGCAAAGGATGGATGGTATAGTCCGCAGCATAAGTATGACGCGCCCCCGGCGCGTCAGTATTTACCGTCAATGAGCGATCAGTCTCAGCACGCAGGATTTTTACGGTACTTTGACAGCTATGAGATAGCGGCGCTCTTGGAGAAAACCACAAAGCTTGATACGGGTGAATTCACGTCGTTAGTTCGTATCCCGACCGTTAAGGATATGTATGGAGATAATGACAGGCTCAATCTGTGCAAGAAGCGGCGGGGCGTTCGGGCGCCCCCGACGCAAGACCTTGCCAAAAAGCTTTTGGGTACAACGAGAATGGCAGATGGAGACAGATACTACCTGAGTTATTTCCTTGCAGATATGGGCAAGCGATTCCGTGGTTCAAACGCTACCGTTGACAAGTCCAGTTATCTGGGTTCCGCAATGGCAAGTGAGTTCCGTGGCGTACGTCCTTTGGTATCTCTTAACCCGAAATCGAGAGTCGAGCAGATCGGGGATAAGGAATATAGGATTTTGCCAAAGGGTGTTAAAGAAATGAGACCGAGCACCACAGAAGAGATGTTTGCATTCTTTGGTATGGCGCAGCCATAAGTGCGCAAAAACCTGTAACGAAATGTCGTTTTGAAAAAACGAGCTTCTCGTCGAAGACAGAAGTAACAAATAGCCAGGAAAAGAAAGAGGCGCACAAGGAGCTACTTGACGTCTTCAAGCTTGAGTAATAAAGAATCTCAATGTCACGAAACACCAGAAACCCGACAGGACACCAGCAAACAATACAGCCGCAATGAATCGAATGCCAGACCACATGTCAGATGACGTAGCTCAGATGACACTTGCAGCCAAACCATAAAGATAGATCCAAAGCACCAGGCAGCAGCCTCTATTTTGGTTACAGGCAACTAAAAAAGGAAGGAGGAAACGAAAGTGGTGTACATTACAGTCCATCAATCTCCGATGTATCATCAGATGACTTTTGAAGAGTTTATCTCGCAAAGCTTTTCTGATTATGCACCGTATAACACAAGTGTAGGAAACACAAAAACGTATGCCGTTGAGGAAGTGAGCGAACGCTTTACAAATGGCCTCAATATTGGCTACTTGGTTAGAAAGCTGAAGGAGTTCAATGCAGGTACTGAAAAGCTCAGAGAGTCCAAGAGGAGTGATTTGTACCATACATTCCATATCCCAAAGAAGTCCGGTGGTCTGCGCAAAATAGATGAGCCTCTGCCGGAATTGATGAACGCGCTCCGTCAGCTCAAGCTGATTTTTGAGGAGGACTTTCACGCCCTTTATCATACCTCCGCGTTTGCATACATTAAGGGCCGTTGTACCATTGATGCGGTAAAGCGTCACCAGCAGAACGAGAGCCGCTGGTTTGGGAAGTTTGACCTCCATGATTTCTTTGGCAGCACAACTTTGGAGTTTATGATGCAGCAGTTCAGCATGGTGTTCCCGTTCAGCGAGGTCGTTAGGACAGAGGAAGGGCGTGCTGAGCTTGAGAAGGCACTTGAACTTGCAACTCTGAATGGGGGTCTGCCTCAAGGCACCCCGGTGTCCCCGACGATTACAAACATCATGATGATCCCCATCGACTTTAACCTGAACAAAAGGCTGAGGTATATGGAGTTTGAGCGTGCCGGTGTTCTGACCGGCGCTGACGGCGAGGAGACCCCGCTGAAGCAGAGGATGATATATACCAGGTATGCGGACGATTTCATCATCTCATCCAGGTACGCATTCGACATCTGGCAGGTACAAGACCTGTTGCTGAGGACGCTGGAAGAGTATCATGCGCCGTTCTCATTGAACGTCAAAAAGACACGGTATGGGTCTTCTGCTGGGCGGAACTGGAACCTCGGTGTCATGCTCAACAAGGACAACAATATTACCATAGGGTACCGGCGGAAGCAGCAGTTCCAGAATATGATCCACAATTACATCTTTGACCGGAAAAACGGTACACCATGGGAGGCGGGCGATATCAGAACGCTCGATGGCTATTACAACTACTACCGGATGGTGGAAAAGGATGTGATAGACAAGATCGTCGAACATGCAAGCAAAAAGTATGGCGTAGATATCATAGCGTGCATTAGGGAAGACCTGAGATAATTACAAAACAAATGTGATGTATAACCGTTCGCGGTGCTTCTCACCGATGGTAGAAGTAACAAATAGCTGGATGAAAGACGGGGCAGCAGGAGGCTGCGCAAACACGCCAGCTCGAACGCTGAGTCATTGGCGACGGAAATACGCGATGCCGATCGCAGCAAACCCCCAGAATCGAGACATCTCGCACCAAAATCAGAACAGGATGGCACACCAGTTCGCCGACATGACTCGGCTCCCACACATCCAAGACGCCGTAGACTCCGTCTCCAGATGTCTATTATTCTCTATGAGATCACATTTTTTTGAAGGAGTAAAAGGTATGGTCTATGTAACTGGCGATACGCACGCCGATTATGATATCTCCAAGCTGAATACGAGGAATTTTCCACAGCAGAAAGAGTTGAGCAAAAGCGACTATGTAATAATCGCTGGCGACTTCGGCCTGGTCTGGTATGGTTCCGCAAGGGAAATGTACTGGCAGGATTGGCTGGCAAACAAGCCCTTTACCACGTTATTTGTGGACGGTAACCACGAGAACTTCGATATTCTTCGCGAGTTGAAACTCATTCCCATGTTCGGCGGCTATGTCCGTCAGGTGACCGAAAGCATCTATCATTTGGAGCGCGGACAGGTCTTAACGATCGGCGGGAAGAAGATCTACGTGATGGGTGGTGCACGCTCTGTGGATAAGGCACAGCGGAGAGAACATATCTCGTGGTGGCCGCAGGAGATCCCGTCCAATGACGAGATGGAACGCGCCGTGCAAGCTCTCGAAGCCGTCAACTGGGAAGTAGACTATGTCATTACACATTGTGCGCCAAGAAGTGTACAACAGTTTATCGCGGAATGGTACGAAAACGACCCGATCGTGAGCTTTCACGAAAGAGTCAGGCAAGATCTTACATTCAAGCGATGGTTTTTTGGTCATTATCATATTGATAGGCAAATAAACGAGCAGTTTGTTGCTTTGTACAATAAGGTGGTTCCTCTGCTTTAACAAGCAGGCTATGCCTGGCAGCCGGGAAAGACTGGCTATCCTTGCTGGAGTAGCTCAGTCGGTAGAGCGGGCGCTTCGTAAGCGTCTTGTCACAGGTTCAAGTCCCGTCTCCAGCTCCATTGCTCTATTGGTTATGCTTTTTCCGACAGGTACTTGGGTTGATCTCCGAGGGCCAAAGGAGGAGAAACCAGCCGGGTGCACACGGTGTTTTGCGGACGTAGAGCTTGGTGTCATGATGTGTCGTGGCACCATTTACGCTGGTATAGTTCAGTGGTAGAACATCGGTTTTGTAAGTCGAGTGTCGTGGGTTCGAGTCCTACTACCAGCTCCAAGGACGGATACGGCTCCGTCCTACATCTCCTTTCTTCGCATTGCCATTTGTCGCTCCGCCTGGGTGGTAAGCATTAGATGATTGATGCTTTTGGTGAAGCCAGTTCAACTCCGGCACTGTCCGGCGGATATCCTGAGTAAGGATCATCAAAAGCGGCATATGGAACCATATTATATTATTTTTGAGGAGGCGTCAGAAATGACAAGACGTGAATTTATCGACACCGTCAATGATTTCTATGACCTGGTTAGCTTTTGCAACGAGAACGGGTGCGATGTGTGCGAAGATATCTACGATGACGATGAACGTGACGGTATGATAGACGAAGACATACGTGACGCCGTTGGGTATGATTCCTGGAGAGATATTCGCGATTGGCTCGGTAGTATCCCAACAGGATATGACTTTTATATCCGCCACAGCAGCTTTGATTACGATGGCGTGGACAATGATTTTGAGGATTATAAGAACGATGTTCTTGATTGGGCAGACAGCGAGGGAGTATGGGACGATGACGAAGAGGATGAGGACATCGAAGAAGACTACGAGGACGACGATGACTTTGAAATTGAAGACGACGTTTCCATGGACGATGTGGCAAAGGCCTGCTTTGAGCAGACGGCACAGCGAATGGCTCAGATAAAAGATAATGCCCGGGAAATGAATGAGGGTTTTGTAAACCTGTGTAAAGCGGGTTAAGCCCCCGATGTTGTGTAGATTTGTTGCTGATTGTTCCTGATACATACGGCGACAGCTTCTTACCGATGGTAGAAGTATCAAGTGGGGTGCTGCACCTCGTGCGAGTGCCTTGAACTAAAATATGCAGGGCATATTTTAGTCAAGCCAGACGCACGAGGTGGCACTTCCGGTATATGCTTGGCCTCGACCCAAGACAAGGCCACCGCATACAGACAACATTGAAAAAAGCAAAATAACGGAGGACAAAAGAAATGAAGATCCTTGTGGTAGTAGATATGCAGAACGACTTTATCGACGGTTCTCTTGGCACCAAAGAAGCGCAGGAGATCGTTGACAATGCGGTTTCCAAGATCCAGGGATGGGACGGCGGTATCATCTGCACGATGGATACCCACGAAGAAGGTTATCTCAACACTCTCGAAGGGAAAAATCTTCCGGTTCCGCACTGCATTTACGGAACGGACGGGTGGAAGCTTCGGGAAGAGGTGGCTGATGCAGTCGCTGCCCAAAAAGATGATAGCCATATCCAGCGCTCGGTTACTTTATATAAGGAAACGTTTGGCAGTCGGGATCTCCCAGACATTTTGAATGCAATCAGCGATGAGAATGGCATTGATTCCATTACGCTGGTCGGTCTGTGTACGGATATCTGCGTTATCTCCAACGCTTTACTCATCAAGGCATTCTTTCCGGAAATTCCGATCTCGGTTGATGCCTCATGCTGTGCAGGCGTGACGCCGGAGAGCCATCGGAACGCTCTTGCCGCCATGAAGATGTGCCAGATCAGTATCGAAAACGAATGATTGGGGGTCGCTCTATGTGGGAGGAAGAATTTTCTGACAGCATGGTGCAAGGAGACTGTGTCAGTGTGATTGTTTGGGTTCCAGAGAAACAGCTGAGGCCAGAGTTTCTTCGGCATATAGATTTGCTCGGCGTTCGATGGGTGACAGGAGCATCGGCGAGCGAAGATAGCATGGGGGATATGGACTGTGTTCGTCTCTATACATCTGGTAGCTCCGTTCTGATGAAAAGAGGCTACAAGTCTGACTACGATGGACGGCAATATGACGAATATAAAAGGGTCATTTACCTTGGGGATACATCCGAAATAGAATGTTCCAGCGACAGTGAAATGTTTGACCTGTTTGGGATAGGAGGGGTAGCATGATTTATATTGACGGCCAGAACGTTGAACAGAAGCATTTTCCGGACTATACGCTGTCTGCTCGTGTAAGCACCGCCCACATAGAGCTACGTAGTCAGGATGGAGTTTCCATTCTGTGGAAATACGATGGAGATCATGAGTGTATGGTTCTGTGGCACATCGTTCATCATATTCGGAGCCGCATCCCCCATATCGGGATTTCTCTTGAGCTTCCGTATATCCCCAACGCAAGAATGGATCGCGTGAAAAATGAGGATGAAATTTTCACACTCAAATGGTTTGCAGAGTTCATCAATACGCTTGGCTTTGACAAGGTCATTGTGACAGACCCGCACTCCAATGTCGCAACGGCGCTCATTGACAGGGTCGAGGTGCGGGGCGTTATGGACAACGTGATTCGCGTGCTCTCATGGATTGGCGATCATGAAACTGTACTTTGCTATCCGGATGAAGGTGCGACAAAGAAGTATTCCGAGCAGCTTCAGGGCCGCCCCTATGTGTTTGGTATCAAGCATCGGGATTGGAGGACTGGTAAGATACAGGGCTTATCCTTGACCAATGCCGAGATCGTGAACGGGAAAACTGTTTTGATTGTGGACGACATCTGCTCTCGTGGCGGAACGTTTATGCACACCGCGAATGCTCTCAAGGAAGCGGGGGCCGGGGAGGTTTACCTCTATGTGACCCACTGCGAGAATACAATTTTCGATGGTGAGATTATAGAGTCCGGTTTAATTGAAAAGGTCTTCACAACCGATAGTATTTATCGGGGCAATCACGAGAAAATAATCGTCCTCGGAAAGGATCGGTGTTAATATATGATATTGCTGTATGTCTTCCTGTATGTTGTCATAGGCGCTGTTATCACATTCACGCTGTACTATTTGAACCTGAAAAACCGGACGTACCCGGAGTATGTGGATGTAGGTGATTACATTTTTGTCGGCGTTTTATGGCCCGCTCTTTCCCCGTTTGCGTTCGCTGTTTATCTCGCAAAGAAGTTGAATGGGAGGCTTTAATATGATCCGTTACAATCCGTTGCTTTGCTTGGACTTTTATAAGACAGCACATGCCGAGCAATACCCAGTCGGCCTGACCAAGATGGCCTCCTATTATACGCCGAGAATGTCGAGGCTTGAAGATGTCGATAAGGTCACGCTGTTTGGTCTTCAGGCTTTTATCAATGAGTACCTCATTGAAGCGTTTAACGAGTATTTCTTTGGCGTTCCGTTCGATCAGGTCTGGGATGAGTACACGAGGGTTCTCGGAGCTACCATCGGAACAGACGGTGTTGGCCACGACAGACTGAAAGGCCTGCACGATCTGGGCTATTTGCCGTTGGAGATCCGGGCTGTCCCGGAGGGCGTACGGACGGACATTCATGTTCCGCAAATCGAGATATCCAACACACATCCTGACTTCGTGTGGTTGGTGAACAGCATTGAAACGATGCTTTCTTGCTCCATGTGGCACACACAGGTATCCGCCGAGGTTGGCTATCGCTATCGGAAGATCGTCAACGAGTATGCGAAGCGCACTTGTGATGACGATGTTGTTCCGGCGAGGCTCCTTGGCGATTTTTCTATGCGCGGACAGGAGAGCGTAGAAAGCGCCACAAAGAGCTCGGCGGCCTTCTGCCTGAGTTTCCTGAACACGGCGACTGTTCCGGCCATTCTCTGGCTGGAAAAGAACTATGCGTGTCGCGCCGATGAAGAGCCTGTGGCGTACGGCGCCTTGTCCACGGAGCACAGCGTGATGTGTTCCAACTTCGCCATTGACAGCGATGAGGTGACGCACATGCGCCGCTTGTTGACGGAGATCTACCCGCACAAGAGCTTCTCGGTGGTCAGTGACAGCTATGATTACTGGAACCTGGTGGAGAATATTCTTCCACAGCTCAAAGACGAGATCCTGGCCCACGAAGGCTGTATTTCGATCCGTGGAGACAGCGGTGACCCGGTGGATGTGGTCACCAAAACCGTGTTCAAGCTGTGGGACATCTTTGGCGGCAGTGTAAATGCCAAGGGATTTAAGGTGCTGAACCCCCACGTCAAGGCTCTCTACGGCGACAGTATTACGCCTCAGCGCTGCCAGCGTATCTATCAGATTCTGGAAAACAACGGGTTCGCCGTCAGCAATGTCGCTCTTGGCGTGGGTTCTTTCTCCATGGAGTGTCTGGAGGACTTTGAGGAGGACTGGGACACCGGTAAGATCCGCCCGACTTATCGCCCCTATACCCGCGACACCTTTGGTATCGCCGTCAAGGCGACCTATGCGGAAGATAAAGATGGTAAGCCCATCATGATCTTCAAGAACCCCAAGACAGACTCCGGGCACTTCAAGAAGTCGCAGCGCGGCTGTTGCCGGGTGTTCAAGACGGATACGGGCTACGCCTACGAGGACGGCCTTACATGGCAGCAGGCACAGAGCGGGAACGAACTCATCACGGTGTTCAAAGATGGAAACTTTACCAAGCTCTACTCGCTGAAAAATGTCCGCGCCAATCTTTACAACGGGGAATTTTAATCTTTCATTTTTCCATCAACAATGCTATAATCAGGGAGCAGAACAACGGAAAGAGGTGACAAGTTTGCAGGATTTTGAATACGATAAGGAAGAGTTTGACGACGAGGACTTTGCTGAAGTCGATGCGCTGATTGAACAGATGAAGTCCTTGCCGAGGAATGAGGTGTATATTCTCAACCCAGAAGCTGTAAGGCGTATCAGCATTGCATCTGCCATTGTGAAGAACGGGATCAGAGTCGAGGAAGAAAGCCTGAATTTTGTTTGCAAAAGAGATGATCTTGCTCCGGATATTGGGTTTATAGAAATGGAAGCCGCCGATATTGATTTTTGCCACAAGCAGTGGTTCCTGCGAGCTTCCCAGTATGCAGACGATGTTGAGATTTATCCGCTGCTTAACCATAAAACAAGGGTAACGCTTGGGTTTAGAAAGATCCTTGTTCCGCTCAGGAGTGAATGACCGAATAGACTACCACCGAGGCCTTGGCTCTCGGTGGTTTTTTTTATATCCAAATAAGAATAGGACGGTGAACAGTATGTTGAAAAATCCAAATGAAACAATACACGACATTATCAACTGGATTCGCAATTATTTTGTAAAGAACGGGCCAGAGTGTTCCGCCGTGGTGGGTATCTCCGGAGGGAAGGACTCCAGTGTGGTCGCCGCCCTATGTGTCGAGGCCCTTGGAAAGGATAGGGTCTTCGGTGTTTTGATGCCGAACTGCTATCAGGCTGACATAAACGACAGCATAAAGCTGGTGGAGATGCTTGGTATTCGCAGTATTACAGTAAATATCGTCGATGCGGTTGAAGCTATACATGACAGGCTGTCACGGGTCGGATGCGAGCCAAACGAGCAGGCCATCGTCAACCTGCCGGCCCGTATCCGTATGTCGATCCTCTATGCGGTTGCTCAGTCGCTCCCGAACGGCGGGCGTGTGGCAAATACTTGCAATCTTTCAGAGGATTATGTCGGGTATTCCACAAAATTCGGCGACAGCGCAGGCGATTTCAGCCCGCTTTCCAACCTTCTGGTGAATGAGGTTTTGCAGATCGGGCAGGAGCTCGGTCTCCCCAACGAGCTTGTGAGCAAGATTCCGTCAGATGGATTGTGTGGAAAATCTGACGAGGATAATCTTGGATTCACTTACGCCGTTTTGGACAACTATATTGCCACCGGTGAGTGTGCTGACGTTGCGACCAAAAGGCGCATTGATGATTTGCACGCAAGGAACAGACATAAACTGGAGCCTATGCCATCGTTCCGCCTCCTCCAAAAACGAGGGATAAGTATTATGGGGCAGTTTTCCGTTTTTGTTTTGCTTGGCGTTGTGATTGTGATCTGCATTTTTATGTATTATGGCGGAGGAGGCCGTGGCAGCGGTGATAGATATCGCTACGCCACCTGACCTTGCTGACAACATGGGTTATGGTGAACACAGGTTTGGATAGGTGGTGAACGTATGGAGGGTCTGATCGAAATCAGCGAACTTCAACCTGGTATGTTGGTACAATTTTACAAGACATGGCGGTGCATTGAAAGCGGTTTGCATTGCCATCCGAAGATGGAAAAATACTTTGGGCAAGTTGTGACGGTATTGGGCGTATATCCAAACAGAGGATATTTCACGATAGCAGAAGATGTTGGAGAGGCACCTGCTCAAGTTGATAAAAGCTGGGTATGGCCGGCGTCAATGGTAGAAAGCATTGTGGAAGAATTGTCCTTTGACCCGGAAGACGATTCAAAATTCTTAGACTTAATAGGTGGGAGGTGAACAAGATGTCGAAACGAAAAGAGACACCGGAGCTGTCCACCTGCCTGTCTGAATTTATCAAGGTTTTGAACGACGCGGTGCGCGACAGAGAGCGGTGCTATGAGGAAGTTCACCAAATGGATGGGCTTCAGCAAGACCTCCTGCACAGGATCGAGCTTGAGAACCTCGATTACAGCGAGAGGGCAAAGGTGGCGACGCAGCTGATGCACTGCCGCAAAAAGCGAAGAGAGAACAAGGATACCGTGGAGCTTTTGGATCCTCTCGCCGAGCTTATGGGCTCCAAGCTGGGGGTCGATTTCTATCGACAGCTCAACGAAGTCCTCGGAAAAACAAGACGGGCCGAAGCCCGTATGGTCAATCGGGTCTACTATCCCCGTGTTTTGGTACAGCCGATCAGGGTTGATGGTGACGAAGCATGATCCGTATTGTTGACGGCGACCTTCTGAACGCTACCGCCGAATATATCTGCCACCAGGTGAACTGCATGGGCGTTATGGGAAGCGGCGTGGCGAAACAGATCCGCACGAAATGGCCATGCGTTTACCAAAGCTATCACAACGCCGTTGAGAAGTATTCCAAAGAACACGGCAGAGAGGAACTCCTCGGTAAAATACAGTTTGTAAAAGTGACAGACAAAACAAAGGTCGTCAATATGTTCGGGCAATTCTCCTATGGCCGCGATGGCGCAGTGCATACAGATATAGAAGCACTAAAGAAGTGCTTTTACACCCTGAAAAACAGGGTTAAGCCAGGGGAGACAATAGCCATGCCGTATCGCATCGGATGTGGTCTTGGCGGCGGAGATTGGGGCGCAGTCGTTGATGTGCTTGTTAATATATTCTCCGACTGCCATCTCACATTGTACCGTAAGTAGACGCAGGCTGTTTACTTTGTCCGCTCAAATCACCCCCCCAAAAAAATATATACAAAGGAGTCTTGACACTATGGAAGGATCGAATAGAAGGGTTCGTAATTATACGCCGATCATCGCGGTAGTGCTCGTGGTGTTGGCAATCATCACTCTGATTTGTCTGCTCTTTGGCCATAAGACTATCCAGCAGGGATATGTCGGCATAAAGTATCAGTTTGGCGAGGTCGTGGAGACCGGGCTCACACCTGGTTGGAAATGGCACGCCCCGTTTGTCCAGCGCATCGAAACAGTCGATACTCGTGAGCAGGTATACGAAGGTACGATTTCCGCTTACACTCGTGACACGCAGACAGTGGAGGGGATCGAGTTTACTGTCAACTGGTCGTATGATGTGTCACAACTGGAAAATATCATCCAGACGATTGGCCTTGGGAATGTTGAGTCCAAGCTGATTGTGCCGCAGGTAAACTCTGTGACCAAGAATGCGACTGGTAAATATAAGGCGGAAGAGCTTGTGCAGAATCGCTCTATGCTTCAGGAGCAGGTGGAGGCGGAACTCCGTGAGTCCTTTGCCACATATGGCATCAATATCCATGCCTTCAACATTAAGAACCTCGACTTCGAGGATAGCTTCGAGGATGTGATTCGGGCAAAGGTTGCCGCCGAACAGGAGGCACTCCGCAAACAGAACGAGACCGTCGCAAAAGAAGAGGAGGCAAAGCAGCTCCTTATTGCGGCTCAGGCGGAAGCTGATGCCAAGAAGCTGGCTGCCGACGCTGAGGCATATGCGATCCAGGTCATCCAGGAACAGCTTTCCTCCAGTCCGGAATATACACAGCTTCAGATGGTGGAGAAATGGAATGGTGAGTGGCCACAGGTTATGGGTTCTACTGTCAATCCGTTTGTGACCATCGGAGGAACGCAGTAACAAACAGTAAGGTAAAGCCCGCCGGATGTCCGGCGGGCTTTCTTGTTATCGCGCACGGGTGGTGATTTGAGTGGACAAAGTAAACAGCTTCATCAGTCGGTTCACCGGCTCCGGAAAATATGAGCAAGTCATCGAGGCTTTCACTTGCGGTTGCTGCTATTGGTTTGCAGACATTCTTGCCAAGAGGTTTTATAAAGACGGCCCTGAAATTATGTATGACCAGGTGATAAATCACTTCGGGACGCAGATATGCGGCAGGGCATACGACATTACCGGCGACGTGACTGACGATTACGATTGGATCCCATGGAAAGATCTTGATGATATAAGCCTCACACAACGAATTGAACGTGATTGTATCATGTTTGAAAGGTAGGCGAGCGCCTTCAATGAAAACATATAACCCAAAGAGCAGTGCGCACGGCACAACAATACAGAAAGCCCAAGAGAATTATTTTTCGTTTATGGGTGGCACCTGCTGTGTCGATACACAGCCAGAACTCTGTGATTTAGAGCGAAATATAGAAGAATGCGAAGCAATGTTGAACAATGCTATCTGCCGGACTGACAAAACTGAGATCAATTTCTGGAGACGTATGCTCCAGGCAGCAAAAGTGCAGCGAAGGGAGATTTTGGCGGCCTAACTGTTTTGTGATAGCGAGCGGCGAACAAGTAACATCGAAGCCTTTGCGGATCGCGGATCGATCTAATGGTAGTCGAGAGATGTCAGGTATGCTGTTGATACATACCTTTTATGCACTATTCAGTCAGCTGGTCGGGCGGCAAAGATAGCACGGCAAGCGTTATCCTGGCACACATATATAATGAGCCGGTTGATAGTATTGTGTTTGCCGAAGTAATGTTCGACAAAGAAGCGGGGATAAGCGGCGAGAACCCGCAGCACATTGATTTCGTCAAGAACGTGGCATCTCCACTGTTTGAGCGGTGGGGATATCAAGTAGACATAGTTCACTCGGACAGGGATTTTCTCTCTGTTTTCAACAGAATAATCGAGAAACCAACAAAGCACATGGAACACAAGGGAATGAAATATGGTTTCCCTCCAAACGGCCTTTGCTCTGTAAAACGGGATTGTAAAATGAGGGCAATCGGTGCCTATTACAAGGCCATACAGGGTGAATATATCCAGTATGTTGGGATTGCAGCCGACGAACCGAGGCGTCTTGCAAGCCTGCACAGAACAAACAATATCTCTCTTCTGGAGAAATATGGCCTCACAGAACAAGATGCGATGGAATTGTGCAAAGAGTATGGGTTGTTAAGTCCAACCTATGGCCTCTCCAGCAGAGGCGGGTGTTGGTTCTGCCCGAACGCAAAACTGACCGAGCATAGGGATATAAGGAAAAGGTATCCAGATGCATGGCGGAAATACGTCAGCCTTGAACTTGAGGATGTTGCCTTCAATAAATGGAACTCATTTTCAGATAAAACGCTCCACGACATAGACCGCATTCTGTCAGAGGAGGATCGAACAACATGGTGAGATATTGCCTAATGTGTACCCTCATATATAAGCCGTTCAAAACAGAGTATGGAGAAGGTGAGGTTCTTGATAGGTGTATTCTAAAGGAGGGCGTGTGGCTGTGGGAAATACAGGCCACATATGCGAAGCAGCACCCCGTTTCAACGCATCATGTTCTTGGACGAACAAAAGAGGAAGCACTGGAGAGGTTTCATAATACGATGAGTTGGATGACTGTAACGTCTATTCGTTGTATTCCTCCCGGAACAGATGCAGAGCTCATCTTAACCAACAGGTATTTAATGCCAACAAGATAGGATAAAACAATGGAAGAAAAAGATTACAAACTGATATGTCGATGTTCTGGATAGAGTTCGATAAGACGGTAGAAGAAGCAGACATCCTGAACTTTATGAAACAGCACCTTACTCCGCTGGGAACGTTTGTTTCCTGCGGCAGGTTTGCAAAGCGAATCATCGGCTATTACGACGAATGCCGTAAGTACCGATTGGAGAAAGATGGAATGTTGGTGCTATTTTTCCGCCACGCAAGAGGCTGCCGATGCAGACCTGCGAGAGTGGAAGCAGGAATGGAATAGCTTTGACGGGGTTGATGGAAAACGATACCAAACATACTTGTCTAAGCTGAAAGAGCTCGGCAAAATAAAAGAATAATTCTATTGGAGGTGAGACGATGACAGCCCTGCGATGCGAGTATGGTGGATATATGTGGAGTATGACTGCTAATTGTGAATCAACTGCAATCAATACTTCACAGTTGAAAGAACTTTTTGAAATGGAGTTATCGAACCTAATAACGGTGAAGAAAAAGCTAAACCCGAAATTTTCGTCTGTAAGTGCTTTTGAAGCAATAAAAGCAGTAGAAAGAGCACTTCAAGATATGGGGATTAAGACAGCGACCATTGACAGCCTTGATGTCAGTTTTACTAAACAGCTATAGGGAGGGAACGGGGAATGGGTCAGCACAAGTATAATCCAATCGCCTTGGAGGCCAAAGCAGGGAAGCTACCACCTAAGCCGCCGAGGATGGGAAAGAGAGCGGTGGATCGCCGCATTACGGCTATGATAGCCGAGAAGACCGGACTAAATCGGATTAAACAGGCAATGGGAGGTGGATTGTATGGCTGAAGTTACTAAAATCCCATTCCCCAATATGATACTTGCCGGTGATTGGAGCGATATCGTATACGCAATAACTACAGATTGCGACCAGAAGGAAGAACACGATGCCGAGGCCGAGCAGGTAATTCAGAAGCTGAAGCGGGGCTTTAATGACAATCATCACTATACCGTTTCGCTCAGAGAGGTCAGGCGTGAAAGATTGTATAACGGAGTCGGCTTCTGCACACTTGCTCAATTCAGGGTCAGAGACTCGTATTAAATTTAGAAATTAAATATGCGGTGGCGGAATAGACAGGCATTTCGTCCTGGTAAAGCCAACGGAGCAAGCAGAAATGCCAGTAAGTCTCCCATACGGCAATAGTAGACGCTTAAAGGTAAGGCTCTACGGCCCGGACTGCTGTGATGTCGGTGAGAATGACGTGAAAAGTAGACCCGGCTAAACGCAAGCAGTGGTCATCCAGCAGAACAAGGTGAACACGTTAGCCCTTGTGCGACCGAAGCGGTCGCCAGTATGGAGTGGAGCTATGTGAGGTGCAAATCCTCACCCGCATATTTATTATTTACTGCAACTTGTTTATCCGATATGGGGTAAACAAGTTTTTTATATGACTACATATTTGAAAGGAAGTAGAACATCGTGGGTTTGGATATGTACCTCAATCGATATGTTCGTCATGGAGGAACCATTCCAGCTGAGATCAATGCGATTGAAAGCTATCTGTCCTGGCTTGACAAGAAGAACAAAGAGGGCGAACGTTTCAATAATTCCTTCGCAGAATGGTGTGGGGAAGATGTTACGGATAGGCTTCCCGATCAGGAGACGATTGCGTTCTACAAACAGTTTCGTTCTGGCGGCGAAAACGATTGGTACCGGCCAATCGGGGAGGAGGTCGCGTATTGGAGAAAGGCAAACGCAATCCACGGATGGTTTGTTGAAAACGTACAGGGGGGGGTAGATGACTGCGACTACCACCGTGAGGTCACAAAGAAAGACCTTGAAAACCTGCGGGATACCTGCCTCAAAGTGTTGACTGAGAGCATCCTGATAAACGGTATCGTAAAGAACGGAAAGGTTCTTGAAAACGGCGAATGGCATGACATCCTGGAGCCCGGCAAGGTGATTATCAATACCGAGGTTGCGGAGGAGCTGCTTCCGGTGCAGGAGGGTTTCTTCTTTGGTGGTACGGAGTATGATGAATACTATGTCGAAGACCTCAAGAACACAGTCAAAGCAATCAATGACATACTTGAAACCACAGATTTCACAACACAAATGATCTACTATCAAAGCTCGTGGTAAGCGCCTGCGAATACATATGACCGGGAGGTTTAAGGATGGATGCTGGCTGTGAAAAGTTCGAGTTTTCCTGTGCAGATTGCCCTATTGTTGAGGAGTTCGAGTACAGACAGAGAATATATGAAGAACACCCGGAGCTTGGTGACTTCCAATATGACCACTGTGCCTGTGAAAAGGTTGGAGGAGAATTTTTCATGTGTGGGTACTGCAACGACGCATGGGAAAACATGGAAAAGAACGAAATAAAGGGAAGCCGCAAGGGCGGAAGTGCGTATCGACGAGAAATGAAGCGTAAAAAATTCAAGAGAAAGAAAGCAATATACGACAATGGATCGTATGCTTTTGCTCTTGGGTACGACAAGGCTGGGATGGAGCATTGCTGTGGTTGGCACCCGATCGACTCGGAGCCCACATACCGCTATACATATATTAAGCCGCCAAAGAGTTCAAAGCTCAAAACGTTCTGGAAAAAGCATTCCAGTCGTGTCTTACGAAGAAAGAAGCTGGATTTACCTGCACAAAAGGGGAACCACCATCGGAAGGTCTTTGATTATTGGTGGGAGGTTTTCTAAAAAATTAAATTCAAAGGAGAGAACACTATGCGAAGACTTGCAACAGTCCGACAGATTGCGGATATTCGGCCTATTGAAGGGGCGGACAAGATCGTTGTCGCACAGGTAGATGGATGGGAGTGCGTCATCCAGAAAGATGAGTTCAACATTGGTGATAAGGTCGTCTATGTTGAGGTTGATTCCATCATGCCGGAGAAACCGGAATATGAGTTCCTGCGGAAGCGTAAGTTCCGCGTCAAAACAATCAAGCTGCGCGGACAGATCTCACAGGGACTTGTCCTGCCGATGTCAGTCCTTCCAAATGGACGTACCTATGAGCTTGACGATGACGTAACAGATGTTCTCGGTGTCAAGAAGTACGACCCGCAGGCGGAGCAGGAGCAGGCTCTTCTGGCGGCAAAGAATAAGAAGAAGCATGGGAAACTATTTGGTTTTATGTGCCGATTTGCGTGGTTCCGAAAGCTCGCGCTTGGCCCAAAGAAGAATGGTGGGTTCCCGGATTGGATCGTCAAGACCGACGAGGAGCGTATCCAGAACAAGACGATCATGTTCGAGCAGGAGCGGGGGGGCAGGTACACACTTCTCCGCGACGGAGAAGGTCGATGGCCAGTCCGGCACATTCTTCCTTCGTAAGATTGGGCGAAAGAAGTATGAGTTCGGTGTCTGTTCCAGAAATGTTCGCCTTTGCAAGCCAGACGGAAGCTCTTACTGGACGGTGGCGCGGAAGTATGACATTGAAAAAGTGCTTCGCTCTCTGATTGGCGATGCGGATACTATCGTTCTTCAGGGCGAGATCATCGGCCCGGGCATCCAGAAGAACAAGTATGAGCGAAAAGAGTATGAGCTTTATGCCTTCAACCTTATTCGTCAAGGACGCAAAGTAAATACCTTTGAAATGACAGAGACGCTTGCCAAGTACGGGATCATGAGCGTTCCAGTTGTTGAAACTGATATGGTTCTCAAGGATACCATTGCGGATATGGTGGAGTTCGCCAAGGGCAACACCGTTCTTCTTCCCGGGAAGAAACGGGAGGGCGTTGTGATCCGCAACTATGAAAAGAACATCAGCTTCAAGGTCATTAACCCGGAGTTCCTTCTGGCAAATGACGAGTAATTGAAGATTGAACACCGCCGAAAACCTTGGCATGTAAAGGGTTTAAGGCTTCGTTATGCAGGCTAATAGTGCTAATTAAATTCAATTTGTGCGGAGGTGGGCTCAGTGAATGTGCTTTTTCTCGACTATGACGGAGTAGTCAACACGCCCATGTGGGACGAGACGGGGGAGAAGTGTACATACAATTTCCCCCAAGACAACAAGGTCAACAATTTCCAGTGCGTCCAGTGGGTGTCTGAGTTCTGCCAGAAGTACGGGTACAGCATCGTTGTGTCGAGCTCATGGAGAAACAGAGAGAACTACCGCGAGTGTCTGTTGAACGGCGGACTACGGGATGGTATCGAGATCCTCGGGAAAACTCCGAACCTTCCAGGTACGCATGGCAGCCGTCGTGGCGACGAGATCCAGATGTGGCTGGATGAACACCCGGAGGTAGATGTCTTTATCATTCTGGACGATGAGTCCAATGTTGGGCATCTTGCAGATCACCTTATCAAATGTAATACAACAGTGGGCTTTACCTTGTTGGAGTTTATGAAGGCTGAAGAACTGCATTGGAAGCTGGATTGGAACAACAAAAATGAAGTCGAACAGTGAGGAGCATTGGATATGCCGTATGAATTTTTGACAAACAAGGAGATCGATCTCAAACGGTTGGGTTATGAGAACGCGTCTCTCCAGCTTGACTTCGATCCGGAGAAGAGCTATCTCAGGATTACGCTGTTTGACAATGACCACTATCAAGACCATGTAACACTTGCCCTTGAGGATGATTTCGGAAACGGAGGAGATGCGGCATGACCCTTGAACAGATCAAAACTATGGTCTCCGGCCAGGAATATGACTTCCTCCGTACTAATCAGCACATGGGCGACAATATCATCTTCCTGACTCTTGGAGGGAGCTACGCATACGGGACAAATATCCCCTCATCTGACGTAGATGTCCGTGGCTGCGCTCTGAACAGCAGGAGCGACCTCCTCGGCCTTACCAATTTCGAGCAGGTCGTCAATTCCGAGACGGATACGACGGTGTACTCCTTTAATAAACTGGTGCAGCTGTTACTGAACTGTAACCCCAACGTGATCGAACTGCTTGGCTGCAAGCCGGAGCATTATTTCTATATCACGGACATCGGTAAAAGCGTTATCGAGAACAGAAAACTGTTCCTTACCCGCCGGGCGGTCAATTCCTTTGGTGGGTACGCAACACAGCAGCTTCGGCGTCTTCAGAACGCCCTTGCCAAAGACCGGATGACTCAGGCGGACAGAGAACGTATGATGCTTGGCTCCATGGAAAGGGCCGTCAAGCATTTTGAGACGATGTATTCCGACTTCGACGGTGGGGCTGTCTCTTTGTCCATCGGGGACAGCAAACGGGACGATCTTGACGTGGAGGTCTTGTGTGATGTTGACCTCAAGAAGTATCCGGTGCGCGATTTCAGCGTTATGCTGAACACCCTCTCCAATATCGTCTCCGACTACAAGGGGTTGAACCACAGGAATAAGAAAAAGGACGATAACCATCTAAACAAACACGCCATGCACCTCATCCGCCTATACCTTATCTGTATCGACATCCTGGAGAAGGGTGATATTGTGACCTATCGCGGGGATGACCTTGACCTTCTCATGAGTATCCGCAACGGCGCCTATATGCATGAGGACGGTACATACGACGACGCCTTCTTTCGCCTGGTGGACGAGTATGAGGTCAAGATGCGGAAGGCGGCGGAGGATACGAGTCTTCCAGACGCACCGGACATGAAAAAAGTAAACGATTTTGTAATGAGTGTGAACGAAACAGCGTTGAGGTGTGGCGTATGAGAAATAAGATTGAGATACCCGATGGAGCGTCCGCCATACTGGATAAACTCCACGCCGCCGGATATGAGGCGTATGTGGTTGGCGGCTGTGTGCGGGACAGTCTCCTTGGTCGCGAGCCGAAGGATTGGGATATCTGTACCTCCGCCACTCCGGCGGAAGTCGAGACACTGTTTGCAGACCACGACGTGATAGAGACGGGTATGAAGCACGGAACTGTCACAGTCCTCGAAAGAAATGTCCCCTATGAGGTTACGACGTTCCGAAAGGACGGCGATTATTCCGATGGCCGACACCCGGACAGCGTGGAGTTCGTCTCCAATATTGCGGAGGATTTGGCGAGGCGCGACTTTACCGTCAACGCCATGGCGTACAGTAAAGAAGCGGGTCTTATTGATCCATACGGTGGCCTCAGAGACCTTGAAAGGAAAGTAATATCTTGTGTCGGAAGCCCTGACGAACGCTTCGGAGAAGACGCTCTAAGGCTTCTGAGGGCCATTCGCTTTGCAGCAAACTATGGTTTTATCATCGACACGAATACGGCGGACTCTATCCACAGAAACGTAGATCTTCTTCAGAATGTGTCCGCAGAGCGGATCGCGTCAGAGCTTTGCAAGCTCTTGCTGGGCGATGGAGTTTTGCAGATCTTGCTCGACTATAAAGATGTGGTCTGCGCCATTATTCCGGAGTTGAAATTCTGTGTTGGGTTCGAGCAGAACAACAAGTTCCACCAATATACAGTCTATGACCATATCGCCCACGCTGTCGCCAATTATACCGGCAAGGACATCACAGTAAAACTTGCGCTCCTTCTCCACGATGTCGGGAAGCCGGCTTGTTATACGGAGGACGAGAAGGGTGGGCACTTCTATGGCCACGCTGACGTATCTTCACAGCTCAGCTCATGCGTTTTGCGCCGCCTGCGATTTAACAATCAGATCGTCTATAACGTGGCGGAGCTGATCGGTGTACACGATGCTGTGCTGGAGCCGACAAAGCGTGTGGTTCGCCGGATGCTCCATAAGATCGGCCCTGAGCAATTTGGAAGGCTTCTGAAAATCAGGCTCGCGGACATTATGGCTCATGCGGAAGGAACGCAGGAGTCCCGGCTTCGTCGGCTCTACGATCTTGGTATCATTTTCAAAGAGGTAGTGGAGCAAGAGGACTGCTTCTCGGTAAAAGACATTGCCATTAACGGCGATGATGTCATGTCTCTCGGTATCCCGGAAGGTAAGATGGTCGGAGCACTGCTCAACGACTGCCTTATCGCTGTGATGAACGAAGAGGTTACCAACAACCACGATGACCTGATGGAGTTTCTCAAAGAGAGGATGACGGACGGTGCTTGATCTTCACGAAACGTATGGCTCGCTCACCGTTAAAGGGACTGAGTTTCTGTTCGACTTGGACGATCTTTGGCTTATCAAAGGACGCACATGGTATAAGGATAAGGATGGGTATCTTGCCAGCAGTTACCTATTTAACGGGAAGTTATGCTTTCTTATGTTTCACAGAGAGATCATGCACGCACCGCAAGGTCTTGTTGTAGACCATATCAACCAAAATAAGGCAGATAACAGAAAACAAAACCTTCGCCTGTGCAGCAGGTCTGAGAACAACATGAACAGGCCGCTGTTTTCTTCCAACAAATCCGGTATTGCCGGTGTCTACTATGAGGCCGGACGGGATAGGTGGGTGGCGAACATCATGTGTGACCACAGGCGTATTTACATAGGCCGTTTCAAGAGTAAAGAGGAGGCTGTTGTTGCCAGGCTTGCGAAAGAGGCTGAAATATTCGGGGAGTTTTCTCCAAAACACAGGAGTGATATCAATGCAAAAGAAGTTCTACATCTCTGACTGGCACTACGGCCACAACAACTGCTTGGCGTTTGATGACCGCCCGTTCACATCTTTGGAAGAGATGAACCAGGCGCTGATCGACAGGTGGAACAGCGTGGTCAGCCCGGGCGATATCGTCTATGTGCTCGGCGATATGTTCTGGTGCAAAGAGAGTGAGGCCATTCCGGTTCTGGACTCTCTTGCTGGGGAGAAATTTCTTATCAAGGGCAACCACGACAGGGTGGACAGCGCTCAGTTCAAAGAGCACTTCGTAAAAATCGACGAGTATATGGAAATCGTTGATGGGGACAGGCGCATTGTATTGTGTCACTATCCAATTCCTTGTTTTAAGAACCATTATTACGGATGGTACCATCTCTATGGTCATGTACATAATTCGTTTGAGTATATGATGATGGAACACGACAAGTTCCTTATGAAGGAATTGTACGATAAGCCATGTAAGATGTTCAACGTTGGCGCCATGATGCCATACATGGATTATACGCCGAGAACATTGGATGAGATTATTGGGGGTGCGGCCAGTGGAACTTAACGGAAAAGTATTAGCGGAGAAAATTTGTGACACTCTTTTTGACAGATGTTCGGAGCTGAAGAAGAAGGGCGTTATTCCCAAGCTGAGGATCGTAACAACGGGCGACAACAAGGCCGGGCAGGTCTATGTTCGCAATAAGGTCAAGAGAGCGGGGGAGATCGGCATTGAAGTCGTTGTTAATCACTTCGACTATCTGAGAGATGAAGACGCAGAAAAAGTGTTTTTCGATGAAATCATCCCGACAATCTATCAGTTGCCGATCACCGGCAACGCGGATATCGACTCTCTTCCAATGAGCAATATAATGCGCGATCTCGCCATCATAGATGTGGATGGGTTTGTGTCGTCATACAATACCGCCGCTCTTTTTTCGGGGAAAGAACCGCTCAATTATCCTTGTACTCCAAAGGGGATCATAAAGCTTCTCGATGCCTATGGAATTGACATAGCCGAGAAGTGCGTCTGCATTGTCGGACGAAGCAATATTGTGGGTAGACCGCTTGCCGCTATGTTTGAACAGCGGAATGCCACGGTCATCCTGTGCCACAGTAAAACACTGAATGAAACCTTTATCAATTCGGTACGAATGGCAGATATTATCGTGTCGGCCACGGGGTGTCGCGGCATTCTCACAGAACGCAAGGTCTACGACTTCGGCCTTGACCTCTCTGATAAGGTGCTGGTCGATGTTGGCATGAACCGGGGCAAAGATGGGAAACTCTGCGGAGATTTTGATCCCGCACTTTATGAGCAGGCTTACGCATACACTCCCGTTCCCGGCGGCGTTGGCCCCATGACGGTGGCCATGCTGATGCAGAACGTGATTGAGTGCTACGAAAGGATGTGTGAAAATTGCTAAAGTTTGACTGGGCTGGTTGGGGCACGATTTCAATCGGCGACTGGAGCGACCGGTGCAGTTACATGGATGATGTTCCCTATGCGCTTCTGGAGGCGGTGGAAGAGACCATACGAACCGGCCATAAAACCGTGTGCGAGTTTGACGCCGAAGGATATGGATACACCATCGTCTTTGGATACTATGAAACCATCATCATTACTACGGACAAGGAGGACGGCGGTCACTCTATCATCACTGCGGATGTTCACATCTATGACCTTGCCCAAGCGCTGATTGCCGACATACGCTCTGATTTGGAGGCATGGGCAAAATGGCCCGGCGATATTTTGGAGGATGAAATCGATGAGCGCAAGGCAGACTTCGGTGTCCTCTGTGACATGATAGAAAAGAGGGTGAAGTAATGGGACTCTATCGGATCACGACCATCGAGAGTAAAGACGAGAATACATATAACATTTTCCACGATCTGATGCGGAACCAACGGTGTGCGGCTCCGATGCTTACAATCGGCGAGCGCGGTTTCATCAGATATGAAACAAGAAACGGTGACTGGCACCGTGTCCTCACGTCTAACGTTGTCTCGTATCATGTGTGTGATAACGGAGATATAGACGTTGAGACCGTCAACACCCACTATCATTTCACGAAGGAGTGAGCTCCAATGATTTATCTGGACAATGCGGCAACAACAAAAATCGACCCTGATGTGCTCAGGGAAATGATGCCGTACCTGACAGAGCAGTATGGAAACGCCGGAACGCTTTATGAGCTTGGCCGGAATGCCGCCGAAGCGGTGCGGAAGGCCAGGAGTCAGGTGGCAAAGCTGTTCTCATGTCCATCTGAGAATATCGTCTTTACATCCGGCGGCAGCGAAGGGAATAACACAGTCTTAAAGGGAGTGGCGGCAAAGCTCAAGGAGGCCGGTAAGACGCATATCGTGGTCTCCGCCATTGAGCATGACTCCGTTTTGCGTACCGCCGAGAGCCTTACCAAAGACGGGTTTTATATCACATATGTCCGCCCGGATACGGAGGGGTGCGTTACCGCCGAAGCGGTAGAGTCCGCGATCACTCCAACCACAGGGCTTGTATCTATCATGTTTGCCAACAACGAGATCGGGAGCGTGAGCGATGTTCAGGCCATCGGAACACTGTGCAGGGAAAAGGGTGTTCTTTTCCACTGCGACTGTGTGCAGGCGGCTGGGCAGTACGATCTCGATGTTGAAAAGAATAAGATTGACTTTGCGACGATGTCGTCCCATAAGATACATGGCCCCAAAGGGATCGGGGCTTTGTATATGAGAGATAGGGAGACGGTTTCACCCCTTATCTGCGGCGGGCATGAGCAGGAGTTCGGTTTGCGCGGCGGGACAGAGAATGTGGCCAATATTGTTGGCCTTGGAAAGGCCTGTGAGCTTGCATCGGGAGACCTGTCTGCGCATATGTTGCAGGTCTCAACGTTGAAGCAGGACTTTGTGAATGCGCTTGCGGGCTCCATGCCGGAGCGTAATCTGGCGGCCAACGGTATCAACCCGAACGGCTATACGTTCTTAAATCCCGGAAAGGTTTTGAGCCTTCGTATCGATGGCGTGTACGGCGAGTCTCTTATTCTTGCCATGGACAGGCTCGGAGTGTGTATCTCTGCCGGGTCAGCTTGCCGGTCTTTGGAGGCCGAGCCAAGCCACGTTCTGAAGGCTATTGGTCTAAGCGATACGCAGGCAAGGAACACAGTCCGCATCTCCTTTTCAAGACTCAACACCAAGGAAGAGGTCGAACAGGCGGCAGTCATTATGGCAAACTGTATCCAGACTTTGCGTTCCCTGCAAGAAATGGCAGAGCAGGAGCGGCTTGAAACGGAGCGTGTTTTTGATGCCGGAGAAGAGGTATAAGTATCCAAAAGGCGAGACCAGATGGGTCGGGTATTACAACAAGGCGGGAGAACTGCTCTATATCATAACCAGTAAAGAACGTGACCGTGAGTTTTACTTTTTGTACGAGGTACAGCCGGACGGAATGTTTAAGAGGCTCGGGAAGTCGAGGAATCCCACCGAGCTTGAAAAGAAGTTCAAGGTCGCAGAAAATATGAGGGCAGGAGGCGCGCCCGATGAGTCGTAGCATATTCGCCGAGGAAGTATCTCAACGAGCCAGTATAGCGAGAAACGCAAAACATAGGATTTGCGGGAGCAAAAGTAAAAAATGCCGTATGCCGACAGACGGTATGACAAGACGGCAATGGGAAAGGATGAACGGTTCTGTGTATACATATAGACTGACTAAACCCATGACCTGGGCGGAGTTCAAAGCATATCCGAAAGACTTGCAGAAGCAATATCTGTGTGGTCTTGTCGAGACATACGGGGCGAATTTAACAACGTTGAGCGCCATGTTTGGCGCGTCCCCGGCCACAATACGGTCGTTTATTGACGAGAACAATTATGGCCTTTCGTTTGGCGTCGGCCATAAAATGACTTCCAAGCAGAGAGAGCTTTGGCAGAAGTTCTTGTCGGGGGATGAGGATAAGACAGAGTGCGAAGTCCAGAAGGCTGAAACTGGTAGTGCAGAGCTGGCAGAAAACGCTCCGGCAGAGAATGAATGTAATCTTCCGACAATGACTATGACGCAGTTCTCGTTTACATTCCAAGGAAAAATAGATGTATCTGCTATCGCAAACTCCATTCTCCAGCTTATCGGGGAGAATGGCTGCGGTAAAGTAGAGATAGTGTGTACATTGTGAGGCCTTGAAAACACAGTAGTCCTGTGCTAAAATATACTTACTCAAGGGGTGATGTTATGCCAGGTATGGAAGCGAAGGAGACCATGTCACAAGCGGTGTTGGCTATGGCAAAGAAGTGTCCCGATAAAATCATATTGAATGATGGACAGTTCGCGAAGTTGCTGAAGCTGTGCGAGCTTGTAGACCTGATAAATGAGGAGGACGAGGTCAATAACCTTGTTATTGACGCCGTTGGTGGCAAGGTTTCGTTTGAGGTGGCGGTTCTGACGCTCAAGAATGGTGAGGACGATCGCTTTTTATCTTACATCAAGAACGCGGATTTTTCTCACGTCAATGAAACGCAGGGTTATCTTCGTCTGACTATTGGCGTGGAAAGGCTGTGGTCTAAGGTTGAATAAGAAACGCAGAGAGTCGTTGAAGGATGCTATCTATTACTTGAATAAAGCACAGACAATCGTTGAGCAGGTAGGAGATCAGGAAGACGATATGCTGGGCAACATCCCGGAGAATTTGCAGGCGACAGAGCGGTATGAAAAAATGGAGGACGCAATAGACAAGCTGAACGATGCGTCCGAAAAGATCGACGAGGCCAGGGAATGTATTGAAGAAGCAATGGGGTGAAACGGTCTAATGTTTGAACTGTTCATAGCCTTGTTTGGCGGGTTGTTCTATGCTTTGAAAATAGGAAGCGACAAAGCTGGTGCAAAAAAGTGCAAAAAGAGAACGACAGAACGAATTGCCTTCCATAAAGCACGACTGGAAAAGTGGCAATCTGCCGTTGTTGACATTACCTTGGAGAGTAAAGTCAAACAGTCTATCCCGGATATGCAAGAAAGAGATAAACGTGTTGATATGCAGCTTGCCAAACTTGGTAAAGTTAGAGAGTGCACTACCCATTACTTGAACAGGATTGAAAGTCTCGCACCGGGAATCACAGACGAAAGTAAAAGATGCTGGGATGAGACGTTGCAATTTTGGGTTCGTATAAGAGATGAGCTTGTAGCGCATGGGGTTGAAGCAAGGCCGATCTTTGTGTGCGGTTCTATAAATGACTGGGAAGCACAAGTATATGACATCGATGATGTGGGGCAATTCCGGTATAAGTCCGGCACTCTGCATTGGTTACAGAGTACCTACTTCGATGACAATCTAAAATATATGTAAAAAGCTCCTGTACCCGCATATAAACGGTTTCCAGGAGCTTTTACTATATTCACACTTGAAAGTAGTCAGGCAGTGGTATCTTATCCATTACGACTTTGCCGCAAGCAACAAAGGTTTGCCCGGAATCCTGGCTCAGTGTGACATTGGCATCCTGTCTGTCTGGATTTGCGGACAAAAGATACACGTTTCCGTGATCGTCTCTGTAAAACTGCTTACAGTACATGGCACCGTCAACGCTGAAGATGCCGACATCCCCGTTTTTCAGCTCCGCGTCCTTGTTGATAAACACCATTTCGCCGCTTTTGATGTACGGCTCCATGCTGTCGCCCTGGATCCAGACCGCAAAATCCGCTTCCTCCGGCACCGTGTCGTCCGCAAGGAGCATTTCAAAATCATCTCCCTCAAGAGGAACGGAAAATCCCGCTGCTGACGGCGTCGCATAGAGAGGGACATACCGCTTCGGCACTCTCGTGGCGTTCAGGTCGATAATGTTGTTCTTTACCGCCGCTTTGGGAAGTGCGGCTCGCTCGTACTCAATAGAACACACTGCATCAACGGCTCTTTGCCCTAAACTGTCAAGGAGCCGGTAGCGTTCAAGCAGTTTCTTTTCCGCTTGTGAACGGAAAAAACTTTCGTTACTCGCAATGCTGTTGTCGCTTCCGATAAGGAAGTCTACAGAGACGTGCAATGCGTCGGAAAGTGCCAGCAGAAAGTTGAGTGACGGCTGTTTGACACCACGTTCCCAGTTCCCGATGGTCATTTCAGACACACCGACCAGCTCGCCAAGCGTACGTTGGGTGTACCCTCTGTCGATCCGTATCGATTTGAGCCTGTCAGAAAAATTCATCAGAAAAACCTCCACTTGATGATTGACATGGCAGCTTACTTGTGATAACATAGCAAACACAAACGAAATTTTGTACTGCAATAGTAACACAAACAAAAGTATATGTCAAGCTCGAAAAAAGAGCGGCCCACCCAAACACCAAACCGGGCCGCTCGGTGCACCATGTCCGTCACCGCCCACCACGGCGGAGTCCTGACCCCAACGCTACAAAAAACAGGAAAGACACGGTTGGCCTGTTACACAGACGCACTACTGCACTACGGTAGTGTTCTTGTAGTATACCATACTGTGCCAATTTGCGCAAGCAGGAGGTTGCTGCATGAAAAGGGTTTCTGAGTTGAAGGAATATTTCAACAAGAATAAGCCAAGTAAAATTATCTTTATGTCAGAGAACCAGGACGATCCTGATTTTGCCGATCCAATCGTTTTGTCTCTGACCTTTTCGTCTATCATCATTGGGCAAAACCCCAATGTAGTTTACATGACGGACGGGAACAATTCACTTCGTATCAATATGGTAAGCGGGTTCAATATCCGCGAGGATCCAACTGCCATCGGTGCTGAAGTGGACATTGTTTGCCGCTGTAACGGGAAGGAAAGGACGTATACGCTCCTCGTCGCATAAAAAATTAAATAATTATCTTGACAAACGCCGAAAGATGTGTTATAATCCAGCCAACATCAGTTTTTAATCTATCAGGAGGGATGTAACATCTTGGATCGGCAAAGATCAGGGTTCTCACCAAAAATCGGAGAAATATACCTGATGAACTTCACAGGAAGCGGAAGCGAGCAGAACGGGCTGCGTCCTGGTCTGGTGTTTCAGAATAATGTCGGCAACGCGCACAGCCCGAATATCATCGCTCTGCCGTTGACGAGCGCCATAAAGAAATCCGGGCAGCCAACCCATGTCGTTATACGGGCCTCTGCCGGAGGTCTGGCAAAAGACAGTATGGTTCTCTGTGAAAACCCCGAGAAAATGTCCAAGGAGCGTGTTGGACGCTTTCTGACCAGGCTGTCTGATGAAGATATGAAGCGTGTTACAGAGGCAAACCTTCTGGCCACATCCGCCATTGCTTTCCTCGATCCGGAATCTCTGTTCCGTATATGGAAGGCGGCAACTACGTTGAACGCAAAGGCTTCTACATAACAGTAGGAGGTATGTTCCATGTATAACCAGGAACAGAAAAGCAAGTTCATATCATCTTTGACAAAGAGCGTATATACGGCGCGCAATGCCGAGACGCTCTTTGCCGCTACCACACCGTTTGAAGAGTCTGCGCAGAAGGATATCTGCACCTTTAGCGTTGATGAGCTTCAGCCTGTGGCGGATGAGGTCTTTGCGCTTCGCAGCAAGGGAAAGTGGTCTTACCGTTTCATCCTGCAAGAGTATGCCAAATGGTGTATGGCCTCCGGCATAGAGGGAGCCTGCGACAGCATTGCACACATCAATCTTCTGAGCCTTGAGAAAGTCCGGCGTCAAATGGTATCTGGGCCGACCCATCTTCAGAGATATCTCGATGCGGTCTATGACCCAGAAAAAGAGGAGACCATCGATAACCTGTATCGTTGCTATCTCTGGATGGCATTTTGTGGTATAGAGGATACAGAGGCTCTCGCCATGAAAAGTTCCGCAGTAGATCTGCGCTCCATGACGATCGTCATTGGAGACGATGAGATTCCACTTTATCGTGAGTCGTTTCTATCCTTCAAAAATGCCGTCGAGCTGACCGAGTTTACCTACAAGCATCCCAATTACAGTGAGATCAAGCGGCAGCGTATTCTGGGGGATGAATTGATGCGTGGGATCAAGGCCATGCCCCGTATCAAACCGTTCCGTGTAAGGTTGTCCAGAACATTGGCTACCGCATTTAAGAGCGGTCTTACCACAGAGCTCCTCAGCTATGAACGCATCAAGTTATCCGGTTTGTTTTATCGAATATATGAACAGGAAAGGGCTGGTATCCCACCGGATTTTTCCGATGCGGCTGTCAGGTTCACGGAGGGCAAGGAGTATAATCTGCCAAAAGGCAAAACAGTCAAGTCAGTACAAAAAGCGAAAGCAAGAGAGTATATGGAAGACTATCAGAGATGGAAGTTGGCCTTCTTTGTCTGATAGAAAGCACCCGGTTTCGGCTGGGTGCTTTTTCACGCCCAAAAATCGATGGCAATCCGCCGTTATGACGGTTTTGAATATGCCAATCTATTGAACAGGAGGGTTTTGTATGAGTCCACCTTAGTATCCTATGACGCTTACAACAAACAAATCTAACGAAAACGAGGTGTGATATGACAGAACAAGCTATGAACATCTATCAGAAGCTGGCTAAGATCCGCAAGCAAGTCGAGGTCATTCAGAAGAACAAGTCCGGCTACAACTATAAGTATGTCAGCGAGGATGAGATTTTGGCAAGGATATCCGGTCTGATGGACAAGTACGGTCTGAGCCTGATCCCCAGCGTTGATTCGGCAAGCCTGCGCGTCTTGCCGTACAACACGAAGAAAACAAAGGTTCTGAAGTCCGGCGAGATCTATGAGGAGAACGTCAACGAGATCCTGACCAATGCCGACATGACGTTTACATGGGTCAATAACGAGAATCCGGAGGAACGCGTGGCGGTTTCCTGGGTCTTGGTTGGCCACCAGCAGGACGGCTCGCAGAGCTTCGGCTCCGGTCTCAGCTACTCCATGCGGTATTTCCTGCTCAAATTTTTCAATATCGCAACGCCGGACGATGATCCTGACAAGTTCCGCAGTAAGCAGAGGGCGACCTCTGCCGCAGAGGACAAGGCGGTAACGAGTGAGATCATCGACGCCTTTGACGCCAATGTCAAGGCTTTCCTGATCGCCAATCCCGGTAAGTCGGATGACGTCAAGAAGTTCGTCGGCAAGTACGTCAAGGACGGCAACTACTTTAATATCGAGGAGTCCACATTGGCCGCAAAGCTCTTGCAGGACTTCAAGGACACATTTACAGGAGGGGTCTAATATGGGTTTTCGCAGCGGTTCATTTGCAAAGGTTTGGGAGGTTTCTCCCGTAAACGATACTTCTACCAAGCTCCGCATCTCTGTCAGCCGGAAGAACAAGCAGACCGGCGAGTATGAGCAGGATTTTTCTGGATTCGTGATGTGCGTGGGTACCGCAACGGCTAAGAGGGCAGCCCAGCTGGCGGCAGGCGCCCGCATCAAGTTGGGCGATGTGGATGTCAGCACTCGGTATAATGCGGAAAAAAAGGTCACCTACACCAACTTCAAGGTCTTTTCGTTTGAGAATGACGTTGACAGCCCCGAGCATATTCCGGCGGAACCGGAGATCGAAGTTGACGGTGGAGAGATCGAAGAGGATCGGAAACTCCCGTTCTAAGAGGGTAAAATATGGGAGACGTGAGTTATAAACCGCTGATCCAGGATATGACATGGAGTTATTCCAGGATCAGGGCGTTCACAGATTGCCCATATAGATGGTATCTCAAGTACATCAGGTATCCGAAGGGACAAAGAAAGAATATGTTTTTCTCGGATTACGGCAGCTTTGTCCATGAGCTGATCGCGGCGTTTTACTCCGGTGAAAAGACAGCGGAGCAGATACATACCGAGTATTTGACGGGCTTCAAGACCCACGTTCTGGGCCGTGCGCCCAGCAACAAGGTGTTTATAAACTACTTTGTCGCCGGCTCTCAGTATCTGAAGAGTATACAGCCCAGCGAAAACGAAGTGGTGGCCGTCGAGCAGAAGGTCGAAACCACGGTAGGGAACATCCCGTTTGTGGGGTATATTGACCGGGTAGACCGCGCAAAGGACGGCGGGCTTCTTGTGATCGACAACAAGTCCAGGACTTTGAAGCCCCGAAGCCACCGGGCAACGCCGACAAAGGCCGACATAGAACTGGATGAATACCTTGTCCAGCTCTACGTCTATTCCTCTTTCGTTAGAGATACATATGGAGTCTTCCCTCATAAGCTGTGCTTCAACTGTTTCCGGAACAACCTTTTCATCGAAGAGCCATTTGTAAAGCAGGACTATGACAAGGCAATTCGGTGGGTCTCCGACATGGTCTGCCAGATCGAAAACGAGGAAAACTTCCGTCCGAACATGGACTACTTCAAGTGCAGATACCTGTGTGAGATGAATGACCATTGTGATTACTACCAACTGTCAAGGAGGTGAACGGTATTACAATGGATGAAAGAGAGATCAGCAACATCACCAGCGAGTCCGGCCTTATCGCCACCCTGATTCACAATCCATCGTTTGTGTTCTACTCGGAGAACCTTCTGCCAAACCATTTTACAGACAAGCAGAATGCCTGTATGTATTTGGCAATCAGCAATCTTGCCCAGAAAAGCGTGGAAACGATAGACGCCTATAACATCATCAGCTCTCTCGAATCGTCTGAAGCTACAAGAAAGCTTGTGGACGAACTTAGGATAGAGGAGTTGCAGGAGTTTATCGAAAACAGCGAGTCTATCGCCCGCCAGACGGTGGAGGAGTATAAGATCCTGGTCGGCAACGTTCTGGATTGCGCTCTGCGCCGAGACGTGCTGAAGCGCCTCCGCAAATGTGAAGCCATGTGCCTGCACCCAAACAAGGGTGACCTTGAGCAGAAGATCTATGCGGCTCTGGATGATGTCATGGTGGAGTTTTCCACCGCCAATGAGGTGCCACCCTATGCGGAGATCGTGGACGACTGCTGGGAGCAGGTAAAGTCCAGACAGGGTGACGGGTTCTCTGGTATCCCGTTCAAATTTCCGTCGCTTAACCAGTATGCGACGCTGGAAAGAGGAGAATTATTCATCTTTGCAGCCGAAGCAAAGCAGGGAAAGAGCATGATGCTGCTCAACTGCGCGGTAGACTTGCTGCGTCACGGTGTCAAGGTTTTGTATCTTGACAGTGAATTGAACTCAAGGCTGTTCACCGCACGAATCCTGTCCCACTTGACCGGGATAGAGTTCAAACGGCTTACATCCGGCGTCTACACCAAAGAAGAGGCAGCCAAGATCGAGGAGCAGAAGGAATGGCTCAAGACAAGGGCATTTACCCATGTTTATATGCCGATGTTTGACCAACAGACCATATACACAGCCATCAAGAAGGTCAATCACACACAGGGGATCGATGTATTGATCGTTGACTACTTCAAAGGCTCGTCAGAAGGTGACGCCTTTGACAGCTACCAGGAGTTGGGACGGTTTGTGGATATGATTAAGAACCAGATCTGTGGAGATATGAACATTGCAGGTCTTGGAGCCGCACAAGCGACGGTCAGCGGCAAGGTGGCGGACAGCGCCAAGATCGGGCGTAACGCTTCTACAATCGCCATGATACAGGATAAAACCCCGGAGGAGATCGAGGCTGACGGAATCGAGTGCGGTAACAAAAAGCTCAAGGTTGTGCTAAACAGAAACGGTATGCAGATGGCACAGGGCGAATACATAGACCTTCAGTTCAACGGGAACCTGATCTCCTATGAGGAAGCCAGGCAGCACATCCCACAGACACCATATTGAGCAGTCAAGATAATTAAATAATGAGAAGGCGGTGGAATAATGACGCTCTCTGAGTTGATCGACTCCGTTGACATCCTTGAATACATATCTCAGTTCACAGAGTTTGAGGAAAAGAACGGTGAATATTGGGCTTTGTCCCCACTGAAGCAGGAGGAGACGCCATCTTTCTCCGTCAACACAGAGATAAATCGGTTCTACGACTTCTCGTCCGGCAAAGGTGGGAATGTTCTGTCGTTTATCAAGGCCTACAACCATTGTAGTGACTCGAAAGCGGCAGACATTCTCCGCCAATACGCCGGGGAGAAGGGGGTTCGTGAGGTAAAGCGCAAAATGGAAGCAACGAGGGTCGCTCAGCGGTTTGCGCCGAAGAAAAAGCACAACAAAACCTCAAAAGCGGAGATTTTGCCAGACAACTACATGAACCGATACCGTTGGGACGCAGAAAAGCTCTCGCTTTGGCGGGAAGAAGGTATTTCCGATGACTCAATGAAGCGTTTTTCAGTGGCTTACGATGATTTTTCAGACAGGATTGTGTACCCTATCCGAAATTTGGACGGGAAGATCATCAATGTGTCCGGAAGAACCATCGACAAGCGCTGGAAAGAGAAGGGACTGCGTAAGTACACCTACTTTAAGCCCCTCGGCATCCTCGATACCATCTACGGGCTGTCAGATAACCGCAGTTTTGTGACCGCAAGCAACGAAATCATCCTGTTTGAGGGCGCAAAGTCGGTTATGAAGGCGGATTCCTGGGGTATCAGGAATACAGGAGCCATTTTGACGTCTCACCTAAACCCGTACCAGTTGAAAATACTCGTCAAGCTTGGCTGTAAGGTCGTCTTTGCCCTCGATAAAGGGGTGGATATCCGCGAGGACGACAATATCCAACGACTAAAACGTTATGTCGAGGTGGAATACATCTTTGACAAGGACGATCTGCTGGAGGAGAAGATGAGCCCGGTGGATGCGGGTGAGGATGTGTGGAAGAAATTGTATGAAAGGAGGTTTGTGCTGCGTGGATAAGAACTATACGGTCTACCATCTGCACTCTCAGCTGAGTAACGCTGTAACAAACATCGACAGCGTTACAGACTTTGCCGAATACGTCGAGTTGGCCAAATCGTATGGCATGAAAGCCATGGCTTTTAGCGAGCACGGGAGCGTGATGGAGTGGTTTCACAAGAAGACGGCGATAGAAGGCGCGGGGATGAAGTATATTCATGCCGTTGAAGCTTATCTTACGGAAAGCCTGGACGAGAAGATAAGAGACAACTACCACTGCGTTCTGATCGCCAAAAACTACGATGGTTTTTTGGAGCTGAACCAGTTGGTGTCTGACAGTTTCAACAGGAAAGACAACCATTTCTACTATGTCCCAAGAATTTCATTTCAGGAGCTTTTCGGAACGTCTGACAACATTCTCATCACTACCGCCTGTATCGGTGGCGTGTTGGCCAAGGCAAACGGCTATGTACAAGAAAAATTCCTCGAATTTCTGAAAAAGAACAAGCACAGGTGTTTCCTTGAGATCGGGCATCACATGGAGCAACGGCAGGCCGTTTACAATCAAAGGCTTTCCGCACTCAGTCAGGATACAGGCATCCCACTCATAGCGGGGACGGATACGCACGTTTTGAACGAGGAGCATGAGAGGGGCCGTTCAATCCTGCAAAAGGCCAAGAACATCAACTTTCCGGATGAAGACAAGTGGGATCTGAAGTTCAAGAGCTATGAGCAGCTTGTGGAAGCCTATGAGAACCAGGGCGCGTTAAGCGCTGATGTGTACCTGGAGGCCATAGAGAACACAAACCGGATGGCCGATATGGTAGAACCCTTTGAGCTCGATAAAAGCACAAAGTATCCGCATATCTACGATGACCCGGAAAAGACCTTTGAAGAGAAGATAGAGGCAGCCATGGTGAGTCATCCATATGCCATGCGGCGTCATGGGGAGGAGCGTCTTCGCAAGGTGGTCTCGGAGGAAATCGAGGTATATAAGGCGACCAAGTCCATTGACTTCATGCTCCTTCAGACATATCTGCGTGAATGGGAGAAAGAACATGGCATCCAGAGCGGGTACGGGCGTGGCTCGGTCTCTGGAAGTATGGTGGCCTATCTGTTGGGCATCACGCAGATGGACAGTCTCCGGTTTGACCTCAACTTTTTCCGTTTTATGAACCCATCCCGAGTGACAAATGCAGACATCGACACAGACTACTCCGGGAAGGACAGAGATACGGTCAAGCAATTTGTGTTGCGGGACAGGATGAACCTACCAAACGTACAGTCCGCCGAGATCATCACTTTCAACACGATAGAGGAAAAGGGCGCTGTCAGAGACGTTGCGAGAGCCCTCGGCATTCCTCTTGGCGAGGTCTCAGAGATCAACAAAGCGCTCGACAGCAAAAGCGAGGCTGACCGTGAAAGGATCAGGGCGAAATACAAGGAACTGTTTTCATATGTGGATATCGTCCGTGGAACAGTAGTATCCATCGGTACTCATCCGAGTGGTGTCCTCATCAGCGACCTGCCAATCGCGCAGACAGTCGGGCTTTGCAGCGTCTCCACATCGGACTACCCGGTCTCGATGATAAATATGAAAGAGCTGGACGAGCTCATGTATGTGAAACTCGACCTGCTTGGCCTTGATAACCTGGGCGTTATCAACGAAACCTGCAAGACTCTTGGGATAGAGCGGCTCAACCCGGACAACACAGACCTTGACGATATGGAGGTCTGGAAGAGTATCCGTGATGACCCAACTCTGATCTTCCAGTGGGAGTCTGACTCAGCAAAGGCGTTCCTCAAAAATTTCATGTCCGACAGAACGCTTGCCATAGCCCATGAGAAGGTGCCAGATTTCTCCATGCTAAAGTGGATGTCGTTTGGTAACGGCGTTCTGAGACCTGCCTGCGCCAGCTTTCGGGAAAGTGTTGCAAGAGGCGAGTTCTACGATAACGGTTTCCGGGAACTGAATGACCTGCTCGCCAAGGAAGCTGGACATATCGCCATGCAGGAGACCATTATGCGTTTCCTTGTGGAGTTTTGCGGATATTCAAACGTGGAGTCCGATACGGTTCGGCGAGCCATCGCCAAAAAGAAAGGAACGGAGAAGCTCCTTCCTGAGATCGAGGAACGGTTCGTCAGATATTCGTCTGAGCATTACGACATTACCGTGGAGAAATGCCGGGAGGTCATCAAGCCGTTCCTGCAAATCATTCTGGACGCTTCAGCCTACGCATTCTCATGGAACCACTCCGATGCCTATTCGGCAGTCGGGTACATTTGCGGGTATCTTCGCTACTACCATCCTCTTGAGTTCCTGACAGCCGCCTTAAATATCTTTGGCGACAACAAAGAGAAGACCTCCATGATAACGAAGTATGCGGCTAAGCGGCTCATCGCCGTCACCATGCCGAAGTGGGGTATGTCAAGAAGCAGTTACTTCTTTGATGAGGAAAAGAGGACGATCGCCAAGGGTCTTGCCTCGGTGAAGTACATGAACTCAACAGTGGCGGAGGAGCTGTACGAGATGTCCAAGAAAAAGGACTATACATACTTCATGGATCTTCTGTACGACATCGAGCATCAAAGCAGTCTCAACTCACGACAGCTTGAGATACTGATACAGATCGACTTCTTCTCTGAATTTGGGAACCAGAACGCCCTGTTCAAGATGCTCAATATCTTTAACCTGTTCAAGGGCGGAGACGCAAAGCAAATCAAGAAAGAGACCGTGGACGGAACGAAGCTTGAGGGTATCGTTCAGAAATATGCCGTCGGCGTCACAAAGTCCGGCGGTATAGCGAAGAGCTATACGCTTCTGGATATCATGTCTATTCTCCGTGAGACGGAAGAGGTCATCAGAGACATGAACCTGAAGGATTTTAGCGATACGGTCAAGGTCAGAAATTTCTGTGAAGCGATGGGGTATGCCGGGTATGTCTCCGGCAAGGACAGCGATCGCCGCAAGCTGTATGTGATGGACGTGTACCCTGCCCGCAGGAAGGCGGATAACTCCATCTTTGGATACAACATTTATACAAAGTCAATAGGAAGCGGGATAGAAGCGAGGTTCACCGTTTTCAAGACCACATATATGAAGTCTCCCATCAACAAGGACGACATCATTTACTGCCGTGAATACAAGCGGAATGGCCAATACTTCAATCTCTACTCCTATGACAAAATAATTTGAAAGAAGGTAAACAGTATGAAGTGTACGATTTGTGACAGGTGCAAGAAGATCATCGAGAAGCCGGAGCAGGTTCGGACGGTCAAATGTACCCGCCCGATGTTCGGGCCCGTGTGCCGTGGCGGCGATGACGATGATAAGATCGACAATCGGCGCTATCCCATCGACAAGAAGCCCAGCGACATCGTCTGGATGAAGGAGCTGTGCATGGACTGCGCAGACGAGGTCGAAGCGTTCCTCACTCCGTCTGACCCCGCCACACCCGATACGCCTGCAACGCCCGATACCCCCGTCACTCCGGAGATCCCGGAAACGCCCGATACGCCGGCCACAGAATAATGCGTACCAAACTTGACTTTGGTAAAGAAGGGGGTGTTTCATTTGCCAAAGAATGTGAGAGACGTTTTGAGCGAACTTCCGGACGTGTGGCGAAACCTGACAGAAGAACAGAAGCAAATCATAGCAGACATGATTGATGGAGCCATGGTGAGTTCGTATCCAGTATGCAACTGTTGTGGGAAACCGCTCGACGAGTTCGACATACAGGAGAACTTCCACATACATACCCGTGTCGGATATGGGAGCGTACATGACACGGAAGAGATAGACCTTCGCCTTTGCTGTAACTGTTTCGACGGTATCGTCGATAACTGCGAGGTATCCCCGGTCGTTGGAGGTGAGTGAGATATGATCCGTGAAAGCGCAAGTCTCATGCTGCTTGAAAAAGCCGCAGAGATGGCTAATATCCTGGCGAACTGCGGAATAGATGTCGGTATCGCTGTCACGCCACAGATGCACACGTGGATGGTTTCTGAGGCTCTTTGCCAGGGCGTGCTTGAAAAGTTCTATTACTACAACGGCAGTCAAAACGTGGTAAGGTTTCGCGGCTTTGACATCTATATGATCGAGCAGACTACGGGCATTGAGATCTATGACGCAAGGCCGATCGTTCTCCACGAACAGTATGGAGTGGGAGTCCGGTGCTATCAGCCTGGAATGCTTGTCGTTTCCGGAGGGTCTGTCTTTGTGGTGGAGCATTCGGCAAGTAAGAACGAGCTGAAGCTCAAAGACACAGGCTTTTGTATCAATACCGGCGCACACAGCCTTCAAAGAATGTTTGTGTCGGCCATGCCGGGAAAAGCTCTCCTTGGGAAGCTGCCAAAGCGTAGGAATGTGATCGTCACAAGACGTTCTGACGGCGAGTTTGAGCCAACGCCCGGGCTTGACGAGATGCTCATCGGCATGACAGAACGAAAAGAATAAACCATGTGGGAGGCGGGTGCCGCCCGGTATTCGCCTACCATTGATATAGAGAGGATAAGCAGCGTGAAAAAAAAGAAGCTATCATACATGATAAACATCATTCTCGGTCTTACGGTAGTGATCCTCGGCGTATACGCTTGGTCTCTGCCGAAGGAACCGGAGACCGTATACATAGAAGTCCCCCAAGACCCGATCATTGAGACAGTGTATGTTGAGGTGGAGAAGGAGACCGACTGCAAGCCATACTACCAGTCTGTCGCCGAGTCTATCACCCAGGACGAGATCGACCTTGTGGCACAGATTACATGGCTTGAGTCCGGTAACCAGTCGTTGACCGGGCAAAAGGCAGTTGTTGAGGTCATCTTCAACCGGGTGCTTCATGACCGGTTTCCGGATACCATCTATGAGGTTCTATCACAGGATGGACAGTTTTCCACTTGGCCAAACCGCTCTATCGCAGAGCCAACAGAACAGGTCTATGAGGCTATCAGGCAGGTGCTGAACGAGAGTGAGACTGTGCTTGATAAGGATGTTCTGTTTTTCAGTAGATCCGGCTTCAGGGACAGGCAGACATACGAAAAAATTGGCGGTCATGTGTTCTGTTACTGAACGGCATGACTTGAAAGCGAGGAAGCAAATGAAAATCATAGACCCGAGCTTCGAGATCCTTACTCCCATCGACGGGGAGGAGATATTGAAGTCTATCGAAACGGTGGGCAGAACCTGCTACAAAAGCGAGGACAAGATCACAGATGGCTCCGCACGCCGCTTTGTGGCAAATCTGATCGAGCGAGGACATGAGGCGATGATCGAGCACGTCTCTGTCTCTGTAAGGTTCGTCACAGACCGTGGCGTTTCTCATGAGATCGTTCGTCACCGTATGGCGAGCTACGCTCAGGAGAGTACACGCTATTGCAATTACTCAAAGGACAAGTTTGGGAACTCTGTTACATATTCCAACATCGGCGGCGGCCTGTCATTTGACAGTAAAATACGTCTGATGGATTCCAACACTGTCGGGAAAATCATGCAGGAGTGGCTCATCGCCTGCGAGGATGCGGAGAAGCACTATTTCAATCTGCTTGAACTTGGCGCGACCCCGCAGATCGCCCGTTCCGTTCTGAACAACTCAACCAAGACAGAAATCGTTGTGACCATGAACCTGAGAGAGTGGAGGCATTTCTTCAAGCTGAGGACGGACAAGGCCGCGCATCCGCAGATGCGGGAGATAGCTATCCCTGTTCTCCGGGCGTTTCAAGAAGCCATCCCCGTTGTCTTTGACGATATCGAGGTGGAGATATGAAGGTAATTTGTATCTCAGGAAAGGCACAGCATGGCAAGGATACGACTGCCGGTATGATGAAGGAAGCTCTCCAGTCAGACGGCTACAAAGTCCTTGTGGCGCACTACGCCGACCTGCTGAAATATATCTGCCGTACATTCTTTGGGTGGGATGGAAACAAAGACGAATACGGACGCCACCTCCTCCAGTATGTGGGCACCGATATTATCCGGGAGAAAAACCCAGACCAGTGGGTGGAGTTTGTCGCCAACATACTCGCCATGTTCCCGGACGAATGGGATTATGTGCTTATTCCAGACTGCCGCTTCCCCAACGAGATCGGGTATCTGAAGTCACACGGCTTTGATGTGACCCATATTCGCGTCATACGCCCCGGCTTCAAGAGCCCTCTCACCAAAGAACAGCAGCAGCATCCCTCCGAGACAGCTCTGGACGGTGTTGCACCCGACTGCTTTATTCAGAATGATGGCAGCCTTTCCGGGCTTCGCGCCAGGGTCGTTGATTGGCTGGTGGGGCAGAACGGCGCACATCAGATGACAATGGCGGAGGTCATGGAATGAAGCTTACTGTTTTGACAGACATGGACGATACGATGGAAGACCTCCTTCCGGCGTGGATCAATATCTTGAACCGCAAGTCCGGAACCAACGTGAAGCCTGACGAGATAACGGATTGGCACATTCCCACATTCTTCCCTGGTCTGCCGAAGCAGGAAATATTCAACGTTCTTGACACGGAGGAACTATGGAAGGATGTCAGGCCGAAACCTGATGCGCAGAAGTATGTGAAACGTCTGATGGATGACGGTCACAGGGTGCTCGTGGTAACGACGGCTGGGTATAAGACAATCGTCCCAAAGGTGGAACACGTTCTGTTTCGGTACTTCCCGTTCTTTAGCTGGAACGACGTTATCATAACTGCGGACAAGCATATCATCCTCGGCGATGTTTTGATTGACGACGGCGTACACAATCTGACCGGTGGGAAATACCAGAAGATATTGATGGACGCCCCGCACAATCGCGGTATTGACGAGAAGAGCATACCGGCTGTTCGTGTGTACAACTGGGAGCAAACGTATGGCGAGGTCAATAAAATCACATACAGACAATACGAAAGAGTGAAAAAATAAATGGGAACTGAACATATCCTGTCTCTCTCCTATGGAAAGGACAGCATGGCTTGCATAGGCGCTTGCGAGATACTTGGTTGGCCGATTGATCGTATCGTTACAGCGGAGCTGTGGGCAACCGACACCATTCCGGCAGACCCTCCTCCAATGGTTGCGTTTAAGGAGAAGGCCGACAAAGAGATCAAGCGGAGGCTCGGTATCGAGGTAGAGCACGTCTGCGCCATGCGGGGGGGGTGCTAACCTATGAGAGGCAGTTCTACACAAAGTATGAGTCTGGGAAGTTTGCAGGCAAAATTTACGGATGGCCCTTGCAGCGTGGCCCGTGGTGCAATAGCAGACTGAAAACCGCCGCAATAGACAGATGCGCAAAGCAATCGAAGGATGCCGTTCAATATGTCGGCATTGCCGCAGACGAACCGGAGCGCTTAGCAAGGCTGGACGGTGTGAAAAAGGTGTCTCCGCTTGCCGCTGTCAGATGGACAGAAGTAGATTGCCGTAGGTGGTGTGAAGAAAACGATCTTCTGTCTCCGATATACGCCACTTCCACACGGGGTGGGTGCTGGTTCTGTCACAATCAAGGCGTAGACCAGCTCCGTCAGCTGCGCCACAACTACCCAGATTTATGGCAGCTTATGTTGAAGTGGGACGCCGACAGCATAAGAACCTTTTTGCCAAACGGGCACACAATACATGACTACGATAAACGCTTTCAAATGGAAGATAACGGGCATATTCTGCCGGACAAGAGGTTTCGTTGGAAAATGCTCAATGAAGAGTCTGCGTAAAACAGAACAGGAAGGAGGGATGCCGGAAATGATCGTGCTTTATTCTACTGACTGCCCAAAATGCAAGGTGTTGAAGAAAAAGCTGGAAGAAAAGGGGATCGCATACCAGGAGAACAACTCTGTTGAAGAAATGTTGTCCCTGGGCATCAACCAAGTCCCGGTTCTGAAGGTCAACGGTGAGCTGTTGAACTTCTCAGCCGCAAATACTTGGATCAATAACCGGGAGGAATGACAATGGATATAACTTTGAAGCTGTCAAGAGACTTTGAACGTTGCCTTGAGGACTTGAAAAAGAAGTACGGCGAGGATTTTGAATACATCAACGGTATTCACCCGAGCCAGCTTGACTTCTCTGAGTTTATCGACAACTTTGTTGATAAGGATACGATGGCGGATGCCTCTATAGATCCCAACGCAAACGCCAATCACAAGGATATCCGGAGCTTTATGACCGAAAAGGCCAAAAGCGAGGACAAACTGTTCGCACTGAACAAGATTTTTCTCACCATCAAGAAGCAGTGGGGCTTGCGTACGGCGAAGCAGTGGCTGGAGCAGGAGTTCAGCAAGGGGTTCTACCTGAACGACAGCACTACGGCAAGCTATTTCCCGTACTGTTGGGCCAATGACCTGTCCAGACTTGCTACAGAGGGGCTTTTCTTTCTCGACAACTACAATAACCAGCCGCCGAAGCATTTGACGACTTACTTTGACGATGTGATCGAGTTCGTGTCCTTCCTATCCAACCGGCAGTCTGGCGCAGTCGGTCTCCCAAACGTGCTGATCTGGGCATGGTACTTCTGGAAGAGCGATGTGGAGGCGGGTTACTGCATGAAAAACCCGGACTACTATCTCCGTCAACAGTTCCAGAAGCTGATCTATCGGCTAAACCAGCCCTTCCTCCGCATTGACCAGAGCTCCTTCACCAACGTGTCGATCTTTGACCGGCCCTACCTGGAGTCTTTGTTCGGTGGCGTGGAGTTCCCGGACGGGACTCTCGCCATTGACCACATTGAAGACCTTATCTCCCTTCAAAAGGTGTTTATGGAGGTCGTCTCGGAAATCCGTGAGACTAATATGTTCACCTACCCGGTTCTTACTTACTCTCTGTACTACAAGGACGGCAAGTTCCAGGATGAGGAGTTCGCACGTTGGGCCAGCGCACACAATATCAAGTGGTCTGATTCCAACTTCTTTGTTAGTGACAATATTGGTATCCTGAGCAACTGTTGCAGACTGTTGTCAGACACCAGTAAACTCAACGCCTTCATCAACTCAATCGGAGGCACGGCTCTGAGTGTTGGCTCCTGCCGGGTCAGCACAGTGAACCTCGTTCGTATCGCCTATGAGAGCAAAATGAACAGAAAGAAATACCTCGACATTCTGCGCGAGCGTGTCCTTCTGGACTGCAAGGCACTCACATCCATGCGCCACATTCTCAAACGCAACATTGAGAAGGGGCTCCTCCCCAACTACCGTGACGGTGCTGTTGAGCTGGACAAGCAGTTCTGCACCATCGGCGGCATTGGGATGTATGAGGTCATGGATCTGTTTGGGTTCATCGAAGAGGATGAGCTTGGCAACAAGTCCTACTCGGACGAAGCTGTTGAGTTCGCAACCGAAATCCTTGATGTCATCAACGATGTGAAAGACAATTTTGAGTGCGACTTCACTTTCAATCTTGAGATGATCCCGGCAGAAAACTGTGCCGGAGTTATCTGCGCTGCTGATAATCTTCTGTATGAGCAGGATAAATACTTCATCTACTCTAACCAGTGGATTCCCTTGATGGAGAAGTGTACTATTCAGGAGAAGTGCCGTCTCGGCTCTCTCTTTGATAAGAAGTGTGGCGGCGGCTGTATCTCTCACATCAACATCGAAGGGCGGTTCCCCAGTGAGGAGACCGCATGGGATATGCTCAACTACGTTGCTCAGCAGGGTGTTATCTACTTCGCGTTCACAACAAAGATCTCGGTTTGCGAAGATAAGCACGCCTTCATCGGCACAAGCGAGTGCCCTGTGTGCGGAAAACCCGTGGCGGATACATACGCTCGCGTAGTGGGTTTCTACACCCCTGTCAGCAGCTATCAGAAGATCCGCAAAAACGAGTTCAGCCATCGTAAGTGGTACAACGTTCTCTCAAAAGGAGAGGTCATGTAATGCGGGTCAAAGGAGTTATAGAAGAAGACTTCCTGAACTTCAGGGAGCCTGCTATGTTTATCAACACCTGCTTCTGTGACTTCAAGTGTTGTACGGAGTCCGGACTGGACGTAGGGGTGTGCCAAAACGCACCCCTCGCCCAGGCTCCAATCAAGGACATTCCAGACGATGTTCTGTTTCAACACTTCATGGGGAACCCAATCACAAAAGCAGTCGTCGTCGGCGGCCTTGAGCCTATCATGCAGGTAGGAGAGCTTGCAGAACTGATCTTCACCTTCCGTCGGAATGGGTGCCAAGCTCCTTTCGTTATCTACACCGGGTACTACCCGGAAGAGATAGAGGACGAGGTGGCCCTACTTAAACAGTTTTGCAACATCATCGTCAAGTTTGGCCGGTTTATCCCGAACAAGCCCCATCGGTTTGACGAGACTCTTGGCATTGAACTTGCCTCAGACAACCAATATGCAGAAAGGATCAGCTGAATGAACATCAGATTAAACCCCGATGAAACCTATGTCAGGGAAATCAAGCAGAAACTGAAAGACAATTCCGGCTACTGCCCCTGCTCCATTCTTAAAAATGCGGATACCAAGTGTATGTGCAAGGAGTTCCGTGAGATGGATGAAGGTATGTGCCACTGCGGTCTTTACATCAAAACAAAATAAAGGAGAACTCGCTATGTTAAAACTTGCAAACAATACCACCGAAACGACCTATGAGTACAACGACCTGGGCAAGGTGGTAAAGAAGACTGTCTCTGAATTTTGGAACGACAGTGTACCAACGATCACTACAGCTTGCTCCGATGACGACGCTGATATTGAAACGGGTGTTGAACTTGAAAGCGCCTTCGAGGTGTCGCCTCTGGAAACTTTCCTGATGGCGGCAATCGGAGCTCTTGTTGGAAACCTGCTGTATCGTGCTATCCGCAAGGATTGAGGTGCGCCATGCAAAGAGTTGGAGAGTTTGAGAAAGTCAGCTTCGGGCAGTTCTATGAAGCGGTAAAAGACGCGTTCGGCGCCAGCGAAGCTGAGGCAAAAGCCATGTATGACTGTGTTGCCATCCCCAAACGGTCAACTGCCGGCTCTGCCGGGTACGATTTTGTCTCTCCCGTCAACGTCACACTGGAACCCGGCGCATCCGCAAAGATTCCCACATGCATCCGCGTCAGGATCGACGAGGGTTGGTGGCTGTGCTGCGCTCCACGAAGCGGACTTGGAACTAAGTACCGTATGCAGCTCGATAACACCATTGGCGTCATTGACAGCGATTACTACAACTCCGACAATGAGGGCCATATCTACGCAAAGGTTACGAACGACTCTCACCAGGAGAAGGTTTTGGAGATTAAAGCGGGAGACCGCTTCATGCAAGCGATCTTCGTCCCATTCGGCGTTACATATTCCGACGACGCCGACGGCGTAAGGAATGGCGGATGGGGTTCCACCGGAGCATAAAAAATGGCGGGCCAGTAAATCCTGGCCCGCCTTCACTATAAGAAAGGTAGGTACAAGGGTGAACGCCGAAGTCCCTGTTTGGATGAAGTATACGTTAAGTGTTGAAGAAGCGGCAAGATACTTCCGTATTGGTGAAAACAAGTTGAGGAGAATAATTGAAGAAAATAGAGACGCAGATTATATCCTCTGGAATGGAAGCAGACCGCAAATTAAACGTAAAATATTTGAGAAAATCATAGATAATATGAGTTCCGTTTGAATCTCTATATTTCTATATTTTGAACTGCTGTCTCTTGAAAAAAGAATTTGGACTTGGTATAATACATAATACTATGCCAAGTCCATTTTCGGAAAGGAGCGTCCATGTCCGAAAAAAGAAAGGACGATAGAGGCAGGCTCTTGCGCCAGGGCGAAAGCCAGCGCAAAGATGGAAAGTATGAGTACAAGTATAATGATGTAAAGGGGGAAAGACACAGCGTATACAGCTGGAAATTGGTTGACACAGACAAAGTGCCAACCGGGAAGAAGTGCGAGAAGTCCCTCCGCGAGATGGAAAAACAGATACGGCGTGACCTTGAAGACGGCGTAGATTCTTTTTCTGCGTATCGTACATCGCTCAATCGCTTCTTTGACGATTATATCGAAACGAAATATGAACTTAAAAAATCGACAAAGAGCAACTATATTTATATGTATGATATGCATGTCCGTGATGGGCTTGGAACCAAGAGCATAGCGAAGATAAAGTACAGCGACATTAAGAAGTTCTACATTTCTCTCATCAAGGATAAGGGGTTCAAACCGAACAGCATGGAGATTATCCATACAATCCTTCATCCTGTGTTTACAGTAGCGGTAAGAGACGGAGTGATCCGTATCAATCCAACAGACGGTGTTATGGCCGAGATAAAACGAAGCCACGATTGGGAAACACCTAAAAGACATGCTCTGACAATAGAGCAGCAGGATGCATTTGTCAACTATGTCGCCAATTCAAGGTATAGGCATTGGCTTCCACTCTTTACTGTTATGCTCGGCACAGGGGGTAGGGTCGGAGAAATCGTTGGCCTTCGTTGGGATGACTGCGATTTTGAGGAAGGCATCATCCACATTGACCATAGCCTTATTTATCGAAGGTACAACAAGGAGAAATGCGCATTCCACATTACGACTCCGAAGACAAAGGCTGGTACGAGGATCGTTCCAATGCTATCAGAAGTTCGCCATGCTCTTTTGGAAGAGAGACTCCGCCAGATGGAACATGGGTTTAATAGGAAGGTAGTTGACGATTACAGCGGCTTTATTTTCTCAAACAGATTTGGGGAAACTCTGAGCCCGCATTGCGTAAACAGAGCAATCTGGAGAGTGATAGCCGACTACAACAAGGACGAAACAACCCGTGCCAAATCAGAACATCGTGATCCAATACTTCTTCCACATTTTTCCGCACACAATTTGCGCCATACTTTCTGTACTCGTTTTTGCGAGAACGAGAGAGACCTAAAAATCATACAAGAAATCATGGGCCATGCCGACATCACAACAACCATGAACATCTACAATGAGGCAACCAAGGATCGCAAGAAAGCGAGCTTCGCAAACCTCGAAGGCAAGATCAAAGTAAGCTGAGTTTTACGACAATTTTTACGACAAACCGTTAAGAAATTATAAGAAGTTATAAGAGGTTACATCATGAAAAGTTACAGCAAACCGTATGAAAGCGAAGATATAAGAACTTATAATAAGATATGCGGGGCTGAAATACTTTTCCCCACCATGAAACCCATGTAAAAGTAAAACCCAGTGATACCAATGCTTTCCGGGCATAAACAGTTCAAAATTTCTCAGTTTTACGACACTTTTACGACAAACCATGAAAAGGACTCGGCAATAGGAGAATGCCCCTGCATGTTTTTTTTTGCAGGGGCATTTCTTTTTTTTGAAGGCTTGATATGACAGACAGCCTTTGATATAATAAGGCGAACAGTTACAATAAACCAAGGCCATACGCAACCGGGGTGATACTTATGAGCAGAGGCTTCTACTACATCGTCGTGGAGATTGATGGCAAAAAGTATTTTGTCAACAAGGACATGGACTACACTGACAACTTCGACGATGTAATGAAGTTTGACAGCGAGGAACAGGCACAAGAACATATCGAAAAACACCTCACAGGCAAGGTTACAAAAACTATACCCTATTTATAACGAGCTGGCCCGCTGCGTGGCCACAGAAAGGCTTTTGTGGCTCAAACGACCTGGGATATTCCCGAGATTAAAGCCGCTCTATGAGCCTATAAACGGCTGCTGTGGGCATAAACGAAAACAAAGGCATTGACGTGGCAATGGCCATATCGGTGCCTTGTTTTTTCTGCGCAAAAAAATGAGAGCCACCCAAAACTGGGAAGCTCTCAAAGATATAAACTACAGGTCTGTTACTTACACGACTATTGCCTTTAGGCCGGACTAACGCACTCAATAAATTTTGCGGTTCCGTTCTGAAGATTGACGCTGCAACTGGCCCGATACGGGAAAGACGTTTGACTGTCCAGCACAAGCGTATCATCTCTTTGGCTACGCACCGGGTTGTCGTCAACGCCAACGAAACAGAATACACCGTCCTCGCACTCACCATAGGCGGATGTGGAGGAATCTTTATGAGCCATGACAAAGTCACGTCCAATCTTGTCAATGCAAGCATTTATCCCGATTTTTCTTGCGCTCTCTACGCTTAACATACTTATTCCTCCTTTACATAGGTTCAAACTGATCTGATGTATAAGTAACCTCATATCCGGTTAGACCAGAAATAAGGTGGCTTTCAGCTTGCCCGATTTCTTTTAGGGCAAGCCTATCTTGTGTAGACGGCATCGGAATATTCTCTCCGGGATGAGAGTGTCCATATATGATGAGACGTTTTGAACGTATCATATCATTCAACACTCCGTCAAAGGAACACCGATACGAATCCCCGTGAAACAAAATATCTTCGTGTTTACCACGCAGAATAGCGAACTCATGACCAGTCTTCGCAGTAAGATATGCCAAGTCCTTCATAGATAAATGCTCACAAGGAAATTTTGCCCAATCACCAGTGTTTGGAACTCGGTTCAACATGGCTGTCCTATGCGCATCCAACCCAGCCGATCCTTGCCGAATAGAATCCAAAGAAGTTTTTATAGACCGGGCTGAGAAAAGTTCAACCATGTGTTACACCAACAATCTCTCTATGTAATAATGCAAACATTTCTTCAACACTATTATATACAAAAGATAGGCCAAAGTCAACATCGATTGCTATTTGCGCAGAGTAAAAATTTAAGGGGGAAGAGGGTGCCCGTAGGCTACCGCACTTCCCCCTAATGACCGATTTTATCGTTGCCTGTCAACCACTTGCCTTCCGTAAAGGAAGGTAACCGAGAGTTTCAGGTTGATCCGTGTCAGTCACACGGCCCATGACAGTGCCATGGGGTGAATTGATTATTTAAGAAAATCGTTGTTTTCTTCGTGAAGCTGGAACACCCTTTTAATATTTGCAATCGCCAATACGGCACGATTGTTCCTGTAGTCAGGGTGTACCGCACAGTATTTCTCGTAGTAGTCAATATCCAGCAGCATATCGGCAAAGTATTCATGCGTAAAATTTCTTCCGTCCACAAGGTCTGTATCAAACCTTAAAATTCTCTGCCGATGTGTATCTGCATCACGCTCACTGTCAAAGCGAATATGCTCATCCAGCTTGCTCTGTGTTTCCTTTTGCTGGTGCTTGATCTCTTCAATCTCCGAAAGGACATCTGCGTTGATGATGCGGCCAAACTTACCGACCAACTTACCAAACGCCTTGGAGATCCCAGACCAGGGATTGACTTTAATCGGAGTGATTTGAATGATGGTCATCAAGGCGATCAGTGCGCCGCCACCCTTCAACACAATGTCTTGTATTTCATTGATAGACATGGCCTCTCACCCCCTTATCACTTGCTCTTTGTTGCACCGCCAATATTGACGCTCTTGCTCATCTTGCACAGGTTGTCGATCATCTCGCTGACTTCATCCATGTTGACCGTAGAGCCAATGGATTTTGCGGCGGTCTCCACCATCGACATTACCCACTCCTTACGGTCTGCGCCGCTGTCATACATCCCCTCAGCGGTACTCATGAAGTCCATCACCAGCTTGAGAATTGGTTTCCAATTTTTCCCTTGCATCGCCAATTTCACATACTTCCAGAGGTTATACACCAGTGGAATGACGATGATAAGAGTATAGATAACGAGCTTTACAATATCTGTCCAAGTCATATCACACGCCTCCTTATGTTGTTATTTTCGTAAGATTGCTTATTCGTGCTCAGCCCCATCGGTTTCCGTGAAATCGTGGTACAGAGAAGAGATAATAGCAGCCTTCAGGGTTTCCCGCCGCAGGTTCAGGTCGGTAGCACACACCTCTTTGCTGGTGCCACCATTGACAGCTTCAGCGTCAAGCAGCTTCTGAGCTGTGGCCTTCCAATAATCTGGGACATCCTTGATGTCCTCATAGAGCGGATTCATCTCGTTGTATACCTCAACAACGGTTTCCCGGATCATGGCCTTCAGATCTTCCTTCGTAATGTTCATTTCCAATGCCTCGCTTTCATCATTCTTTGCGCATTCCTCATCCTTCGCCAAACGAGCGTTTACCTCGTCCATGATTTTGTTGTGACGCTGATAGAGCCAGTCGCCAGGACACGCTTTGTTTGCGTACCACCGATGGACGGTCATCAGCATCTCACCCTCATTTGGCGTATAGGCAAGAGACTTCTCCTTGCTCTCAAACCAAAGCAGCTTCGCCTTTCCGTTGCGACGGCAGATATCTGTCACAAGGTCGAGCAAGGCGGCGTATGCCTTATCGGTTACAGCATATGGATGGAAATTATCGCTTGCACATTCAATGGTGATGGCACGATGGTCATTCTCTCGGCTTGAAGTACACCAGCTACGGTTCTTCTCCTCCACAGAAAGCCCGATACTTCCGTCACATCCGACCACATAATTGCAGGATGATGCAGTGCTGTTCTGGAACACCTGACAGCCACGCTTTGCATTCACCTGACCAACAAAGCAATGAATGGTCAGTCTGTCAATAACGTGATTTCGTGGGGAGTTACAGTTAAAGGTAAGCCCTGTATATGTAACCAACGGACTATTGCTCATATGGATTTCTGTTTCTCCTTTCCCAGCATATTTATTGTAATAGCTCATGCCGTAGGAGCAGCGCTTATCCTGCACGCCCTTGCTCTGATTGGCGGGTCGTTCAAAATTGAACAGGACTGCGTTCGACGCCTCCAAAACAGACGTGGCGCTCTGAAGTGCCCGCAGGACGTCAGGG